CCACGGCGCCGGTTACTGCGGCCGCGGTCGGAGTGGAAGCGGTGCAGGCCGTGGTAACGCTGGTTTTCATGGTTGCCGACAGGTCGCCGGTCACCGAGACGGCCGCGGTTACCGAGCCCACGGCGCCCGTGACGGAATCAGCCCTTACTGAGCCTGCCGTTGCCGGTGAGATCGTGCCGAGGGTATATTTCAGGTCCACCAGCGGAACGCCGGTAACGTTGGGAGCCGGGATTGTGCCGCCCAGTAACTGCGTGGCGTTGGCCTTCACTACGCCTGACGTGAAATCGAGCTGCCCCGTGCCGGTGCCGGCCGAAAGCAGCACGCTGGCGCCAAGGTCGCGGGCCGTCTGGCTGGTGCCGTTAATCTTGAGCACGTCCACACGGCCGCTCGAATCGACTGCTAGCGGTAAACCGTTGGTTGCGCCGGCCACTGCCGAAGGTACGCCGTCGAAGCCTCCGTTATGCGCGTCCGCAACATAGCGGTATGTCTCCACGTCGTCTACGCCGCTGGATGTTCCGCGAATGATCAGCGGACCTGTGCTGCCGGTATCGGTGGTCGAGAGGTCCACGTAATACCAGCCGTTGGCAATCTCTGTTGCATTGGTGGCGCCGCCCGAAGGATTGGCGAATGCGGCGCCGTTTTTCGAGAGCACCACGGCGATGGTTTTACCCGTCGCGGCGGACACGTGATCGGTGCTGAGATACGCCTTCAGCGGAATTCTGCGGGTAACGGACTGAGGAATGGCAATCATATTAGAACTCCGTGAAGATGCGAGCCCGGATCATGCCCGCGATGTTATGCGCCGCCGCGCCGACGTCAGGATGCCCCAACGTGCCGGTCTTGCTATTCAGCGTGGCCGTGAAGTTTCCGCGGCCCGCGTATTCCGCGGCGGCGAGCACAATCGAGAAGTCGCCGGTCGATGGCGCGTTCCAGGGCGTGGCGCCGGAGGCGTAACTGAAGCTGCCGCTCTCCACAATCGCGGAGTTGGCGTATGTCGAATTGCCGGAAGTGTTCGCCTGCGAGCCGGATCCGAAGCCGGAATTATAGATCAGGCCGCTGGTAATCGCAGTCCCGTTCGCCTTGATGCCCCACCCCGAATTCTTGACGAAGTTACAGTTCTCAGCGTAGACCGTGCCAGTTTGATTGTTCAGCGACAGGTCCATTCCGTTTAGGCAGTTATACACGTCGCAGTTGATAAACCGGAGAAGCCAACTGCCCGCCGCCAATGTGTTGACCAAACCGCTACCTGAAGCCGAGTCGCAGATGCAATTGGTGAACGTGCCAAGCCCGCCGAACCCGTGGCAATTTGTGCCCGCTGACGCGTCATGGGCATAGCATCGCAGCGCATTCGCCGCCGAGCTGTTGCCTTGTACCGCCATCCCCGCAGCGGATGCGCTGGTGTTGCTTTGGTTCCAGTCGTAGATTTCGCACTCAGAAACCATGCACGTGGCGTTCATAACGATGCCGCTGCCGCGCACGTGCTGCACGATGCACCGGAACATGTTCGAGCTGCCAATCGCCACGCCCGCGACCGTGCCGGTGGCGCCGTTATTTTGCCAGATAAAATCGTAGACGCTGGAGCCAAAGGTCGCCAGCGTGATCAGCGAATAGCTCGCGCCGCTGGTCCCGCCGTCGATAGTGGCGCGGCCCAGGTCGCCAGGGGATGATGTGTAGCCCTGCCATGCGATCTGGCCCGCCTTGGTGTGAGTTAGCCCAGCAGTGATGTTGTAGGTGGCGTTATTTTTGAAGTTGACCCTCGGGCCTAAGTTGGTGCCGTCGTTGAGAACCCCGGTCATGAAGTCAAACGGGAACTTATCTGCGGCGTTCGGTCCCAACCAGGTGCCGCCGATTTTCAAAGTGGTATTGGTGGTTCCGTTCGCGGGCGCGGCTCCTGCGATGGCTGTCAGGGAGACAGTGATGGTCGTCGTGGATCGCGCCGTAACGCGGCCTATAAATACCGTGTCGGTGGCCGTCGCGTCAGGATACACGCTTGCAAAATCACCTACGACGACTCCGTCGCTGGTCGGATTGCCGCTGGCTACCGTGAAGACTCCGGTAGCCTGCACCCATGTGCCAGACGCATAAGTCAGCCGCGCCGCTCCTCCGGTCTCGCTGCCGGCATTGAGATTGCTTGCGCCGGCCAAACTCGCGTTGCAATAAAATTCGGTGAATGCCATAAAATCACGATGGGATTACGTACGGCGTCCAGTTGGAATTGCCGGCGTTCATATCGTTGGCGAATTGCAACCTCGCGTTGAACGTCGCCTGGTCAGGCGAAGCGGCCGTGGCCTGCGCCAGAAGCGCCATCAGCTTGCCGTAATTCTCCGCAGACATAGACACCGTCGAAACGCCATCCACGGTGGCGTATGATACGCCGGTCATTTCCCCTACCCATTGCCATTGCCCCGGCGTCACTCCAAGCGCGCCCAGCAAAGCGTCGGCCTGCGCCTGTAGCATCGTCAGCGTTACTACGCCGTTGGTTTGCTGGTAGGTCACTGCCGCGCTTCCACCTGAATCGTGTAGACGATGCCGGTGACGATGGTGCCCGACACAACCAGTTCGTAGCGGAGGTTCTGGCCCCAGGCGCCGTGCCGCACCGATCCGGCGGCCAGGCTCTTGGGAGCATGGGTCGAGGTGGTGAGCAGCGTTGCCGAGTCCACAGCCGAAACGCCGGGAGTGGCTGTGGTGACGTTCTGGGGAAGCAGGTCACTGCGCACCCGCGCCGTGTAAGTCTTCGCGCCCGTGGTGGCCACCTGGGGGAAATGCACGATGTCCCACTCACTCTGGCCATCTCCGGTGATGATGTAGAAGTCGTAGGTTTCGTCCGCGCTATCGCGTTCGGCCGAAGTGATTTTCAGCGTTACGACGAGTTCGGTGTACCGGTCCAAGCTGTAGTCCACGGCCGCCGGCGCATAGTTCACGCCCTTCGTCACGGCTGAATCGAGCAGGATGTGTAATCTGTTGCGTTGTTCCATTGAGGTCTCCAGGGGGAAAAGGTGGGGGCCGACATCCAGTCAGGCCCCCGGAGGAAATTACAGGGTGTGGACGCGATAGGTCACAAACACTTTGATCGTGCCCGTCGCCGTACCGGGTTGAACGAAGGCGGCAGCCGCCACGAGATTGATACCGGTATTCGAGGTCACCACGGCGCCGGTCGCCGCGAGCGGGGTATAGGTTCCGATCTTGCTGGAGGCCGCGCCGATGCTGTTGGCTGCGGAAATGATGCCGGTCAGCGCAGCGCCGCCGGCTGCGAGATTCACGGTGACGTTGCCGCCCGAGGTGTATGCCGCGACCCCGAACGTATAGCTCATGGTCGCTGAAACAAACTCGATCACTTTGCCAGCGCCGGGCGCCGCAACCAGCGGGTAACCGTTGGCGTGGCCGAACTGGCCTGCCGAGGTGCCGACCAGATCAGTCGCGTTGATGGAGACCGTAGTGGTGGTGCTGGTGCTGGCGCCGGCGTTGGTGATGTGATTGCCGCTGGCGTCGATGCCCCACAGGAAGTTCTTCGAGCCGTCATAGGCTTCGATCAGACTGGCAGTCTGAGAGGGAGCACCCTGGATAGTCAACGGCACTTTGTTGGCGGCGTTGGAGTCGCCGACTGAAGTGCGGTAGCGGGCGCGCAATAGCGTCGGACCCAGCTTCGTGAGCCACGCGGGCGTGCCGCGCTGTGTGTCTGAGGGAAATGTTGGCATGGTACCGTCTGTTCCTTTTTGTGAGAAGTTAACTTACAAAATGCTCTTGTTATCCGCTAGCGTTTACGGCATACTTATATGCATGGCGCGAAACGGCAAGGTAGAAATGATCGGACACATCGGAGTGGATAACGCCGTAGTTATGATCGGTGATCCCTGGTATTACTTCGATGAGGCCGAGGAGGCGAACTGCATGTCATTTATCACCGATTTCTCCAAGTCGGTGAAGACTCTCAATGAGACCACGGATACGGCCGCCGTAAGTTTCATGCCGCACGCCGGTTGCGCCCAGGCTATAGTGGTCGGCGGATTCGGCGGCGATGGGACCTTTCCGGTTTACATCAAGCGCGACGAATCGGGACGGGTTACAGAGTTGATCGTCCGCTTCAAGAGGTAGTCCAATGGCGAATCGTAAAAATCCAGCCGCCGTCGCTCTTGGCCGCCGGGGTGGCAGGGCCAAAGTCCCGAAGGGCTTTGCGATGCTGACCCCAGCGGAGAGGTCCAAGATAGCGAAGGCGGCCGCCCTAAAACGATGGGCTAAAAAGAGCGCTTAGGCGCCCTGAGAGCCGTACACTCCGCGCCATCCGAAAAATCCGAAATCCGCACGATAGCGCATGAATACTATCCCGGTCTCGTTCTTCTCGATGTAATCGCTGGTGGTGTAAGGAGCCTTGCGGTCCAGCCACAGGGTCTCGGTCTCGGCGGGAGGCGCAACCAGGAACCACGCATCCACGTCGGTCAGGTACGGCCACACGATGGAGGTGATCACTCCGCCGCTCTCGCTGTACTGGAAAGCGTTGGCGGTGTGGTTGGCGGTGTCGGAGCGCATCTGCGACTTCAGGATTTCGGCGACGTTCCAGCGGTTCTGGCTGCTCACCAGGACCTTCGGGGTCGGCAACATCTGCAGGAACCCTTCGTGCGTTTTGATGAGTTCCCAATCGGTCAGGCCGATTTCGAGGGAGGTCACTTCGAGGTCAGCGGCGACGGAGATCAGGTTGGCCTGGGTTCCGCCGGCTTTCACCAGCGGGTGGTCGGAAGCGATGAGAGCCTTGCCATCCGGGCCGGCGAAATTGGTGCCATCGAAAGCGTTATTGAACACGCTGGCGGCCTGGATTTCGCGCGCCTGGCGGATGGAATTCGAAAGAGCGACCGAGCGCCGGCTGATGATGCCGACCTTGTCATCCTCGACCAGCTCTTTGCTGGCCGCGATGCCCAAGCCGTACTTCACGGGCTTGAATGTCTTGTTGAACCCCTGCACGAAGCTGTCGGTCGGAGTGTCCTCGCTTTCTCCAACCAGCGTGGGCAGGCCCACACCGGTCATCTGCGAAAACTGCTCGATGGAGCGGCTGGTGGTGTCGGTGTTCAGGATTTTGTCCAGCATCGACGGCTTCTGTTTGTAGTTCTGCCAGATCTTCGCGTTGAGAGCCGGCAGCATCGTTTCGAAAAAGAAATCGGAAAATTGTCCACGAATCTGCATGGTTAGATGCCTGCCTTCTGGTCAGCTTCGACCAAGTTATTGAACGTCACGAACACCTTGGCGTACTGGCCCAGAACGTTGCTCGCGTCCTGGAAGAGGCCGCGCACTTTCACGTCGAGCGTGTTGGTGGTTGCCAGGCTGGTCTCGCTGATGGAGTGCTTGGAGACCTTGGTGGCGGTGTTGCCGGCGGTGAGCGCGAGGTTCGCGGTCTTCTGCAGGCTGGCCGCAACCAGGAAGGTCGCGCCGGTTCCGTCGCCCTGAGCGACGAAGATTGCGCCCGCGGCCATCACGATAGCGTGATTGGTGGCCGTTGAGGCGGCTCCGTAGATCAGGTTGACGCCCAACACCGGGGTCGTGCCCGGAGTGATGGCTGCATCAATGCAGAGGTTGTTCTTGGTTCCTGCGGCTGCGTGCGTAACGCAGTCGTTCATGAAGAGGGCAGTGCCGTAGCCGACCAGCTTGTGAGCCGGAACTACGGTGCCGCTGCCGCCCGTAAGAGTTCGCATCGTCGGCCGGAAGCCGAAGGGCGAATTGGGGTTTGCCATTTGTTGCTCCTAAAGTTTTGGGATTTGTGATGCCTCAGAAGCGAAGACAAAAGGCAGGGTGAGGTAAACCGCGTCCGGATGCCCCTTGCGGAGACGAAAATGGACACACCATGCTTCGCGTACTGCGAATTCGTTTATTGGTCGGACAGAGAAGTCTGCCCGCCCTCGCGCTTGTACTGGTCCGTCATCTGCTTCAGGAGCATGTTGCCTTTCTCCTGGTAGTGACGGTTGCGGGCTTTGGCCAATTGCTCGGGAACCTGTCCCAGCACTAAGCCTTTGACCTTCACGGGGTCGCCTGCTCGCGCGTGGCCTTCGGGGTACTTTACGACTTCGTAATCCCCGGTGCCGCCTCCCTCTTTGATCTTGGAGGCTGATAAAAACTTGGGACGCATGCCCTTGCCCACATAGCGGTCTGCGACTTCCTTCAGCGGATCGCGCGCTTCATACGTGGACATGCCGCGGTCGATCACGTCGTCGCGGCGTTGATGCAGGGCCTTGCCGATCTCGTCGGTCGAGCGGATTACTTCTTCCCAGTGTCCGGGTCCTTGTGAGGATTCGGCCACCCAGCGCCGGTCGCGCCGCGGTGCGTCCACTTCCACTCCCATGCCGGTGCGGCCCTCATTGGCCTCGGCGATGCCCTCGTCGGTCTGCCGGTACACGATGCGGTTCTGCATCTCGATTGGCAGTTCGCCAACGCGGACGCCGGCAACGTGCATATCGAGGATCGGATTCGGCGGAAGCTCCGGAATGTCGCGATGGAAAATCGGGCTTTCCGGAATGCCGGCGAAATCCTGCCGTGCTTCTTTGGTTTCGAGAACTTCTTTCTTCGCCATGACTATCTACTACGCCTCCGTGATCCCGTGGCCTTCAGAGAGGCCTTGTATTCGTCTTCCGAAATGCCCATGGCCGCGATGATCTGCTTGGCTTCCGAGCCCAGCATGTCCCGGTCGTCCACTTCGCCGCGGTTGCGCGTGCGGCCGTCCTGCGAGTCGGCGCGTCTCCTGCGGTCGTCTTCGCGCTCGGGGCGGTTGTAGCGGTCTTCTTCTTCTTCTTCGCGGGCCTTGACCGGCGCAGTGCGCTTCAGCGATTCGCGCGCCGCTTCGGCTGCGAGATACAGGGCCGCGGGGGTCTTCTTGGCGTTCGGGTCCATTGCCACTGCGCGCTGGTAGCGGGTCGCGGTCGCTTTGAACAGTTCGCTGTTCTGGTCCTTCAATTCGGGGAACTCGGCCATGATCATAGCGTCGGAGCTGACCTTCTGCCGTTCGCGTCCGATCAACTCCTGCGCGATCTCAACAGATTTCTTGGCGATCAGCTTCTCGGCATCCTTCGCCGTCAGGAAACCGCGCGCCTTGAGGCCTGCGGCGCCCTTGCTCGCCAAATCGTTGACCAGCTTCTCGGGCGTGTCGCCGTCGTCGGTGGCCTCTTCTTCATCCAGAAACTCGCGCGGATCTACTTCGTCCGTTTCCGCGGCGGCCTCGTTGGCGCGGGGCTGTCGATGCAAGCCGCTCCAGTATTTCGCTGCTTCGGCGCGTTCGTTCGATTCGCGTTTCAGCGCATCGAGTTCGGCGCGGCTGATGGTTACGTTGTCTTCTTTGCTCCCCTTATCTTGGCCTGGCGGCACTTGAGAGGGGGTTGCACCGGGTTCGGTGACTTGTAGCTCTTCGAGTTCCATGTGCTCCTGTGGTACTTTTCTGGTGTTGCTGGACCTTGCTGAAAACCTGAATTGCGGCTAGGCTTGACTGTGGGAAGCGGGCGGCCTCATTGAAGCAGAAGCAAGAATGGCGCGATGTTCGTTCAGTTTGAAACCTTTCCGCTCGCTTCTCACTTCAGCTTCAATTCGTGTCCGAACGGCGTTTCCCCGTATATGTCGCTGCGCTTCGTCACATAGACCGAATCGCACGGGATGCACATCGCCTTGTATCTGCCGCCCTCGTAATGGATGGCCATGCGTCCGTCGCCCTTAAGTTCTGAAGGCTTCTTGCCGCACTCGCTGCACTCGCCCATGAAGTTGCCGGTGCTCAGTGCTTCGAGAGCCTCCTGGTGCCGCTGTTCGCAGCCGGTGCAGATCTTCACGCCGCCGGGCATCGGAATGATGTCGAGCGGTGATCGGAACTTGCGGCAATAATGACAAGCGGTTCCGACGATCAGAAGCGACACTTAGCAGGGCTTCCCTTGCCCCAGCATCGAATCGGCCACGCCTTGCCAAGCGGATTTCGCGGCGGCGGGCTTCTTTTTCTTCGTCGGCATCGGGGCCTTGGCTTTCGCGGCGGCCGGGGGAACTACTGCTGCGGGTTTCTTCGGGTACATTTGATTTCCTTTTTACGGCTTGTACTGAATCTCGGCGGCGATCTCGTCGCGCAATTGAATCGGGAGTCTGAGGGCTAAACGCAGCGAATCAACGCGGCCGCGAGCCAGCGAGGTCTTCTGTAGGTCCGAGTCCATTTCCAGGTCTTCGCGCTTCCGTTCCAACTCGGTGCGCAACCGCATCTCGAGCAGCTTCCAGCCGCGGGAATAGATCAGCTCCTGCAGCGCGTCAACGTCGGCAGTATCGAAGGGCTCGGTCACAGCATCCCTTCCACCGGCTGCGGCGCGCTAGCGCCCACCTGTTGCGGAGGCGGGGGAACGTCGCCGCCGGCAGGAGCCGCTGGCTGTCCAAAGGGCGCCGGACCTTGCGGAGGCGGCGGGCCTTGAGGACCCTGCGGTCCTTGCATGCCGGGGATGCCCCCATAAATCTGGGTGATGTGATTGATGGCCTGTTGCGCCGGGGACTGCTGCGGAGGCATCAGGCTCTGCGCCAACTGGTTGGTGAGCGCGGACATCAATTGTTTAGTTCGCATCTGCGCCTGGTGATCCAGGATGTGCTTGACCATGAGGCCAATCGCCTGCACGTCGCGGTCTGGATCTTTGCGCTCGGCTTCCAGTTCCTTGGTATGCGCAACGATGTGCTGCTGGTCGTTGTCCTGCGGGTTGACTTCCACCGCATCGCCTTCCAGCATTTCCGTCCACTCGTCTTCGGGCTGCTTCGGCTGGTCGAGGTCTGGCGGTTCCGGAATGATCGAACTGAAGTCTTCGATGCCGAACTCTTTGGCGAGCTTGTTCAGCAATACCCACAGGGCCTTCGGGTTCTGCATGATTAACGGGTTCTGCATGCAGGCGCCGTAGAACGTCACGAACTCCTGCTTTTTACGCTCGCGGGCGAAGGTGCTCACGGCGAACTTCAGGCGAAAATCGAACTTGCCGCCGAATTCCTTAGCGGTCATGAAAGAGCCGCCCTGGCGCACGTCGAACAGGCCGCCGGCCTGCTCTTCGGTCACCCGGAAGAACAATCCCGGCTCGGTCTTCGGCACGAGATCGCAATCGAGCGCCCAGAAATCCGCGATGATTTTCTCCATGTCCTCGCGCAGAATCGTGGAGTCCAGGTAGGCGCGGACGTTGCCCTCTTCGATTAGGGCAAGCTGTCCGGTGGCCGTCTTCGGCGCATTCGGACGGTCGATATTGCGGCCGAGAGACTGGTCTGTAATCGAGTCCACGCGCTCCGCGGTGGCCAGGATGTCCTGCTGCCGCGCAACGAGGAAGTCCATGTTGGGCGCGATTTTGACTACGTTCACTGAGGCTGGGTCTTCGGTCGGAACCGCCATGCCGGCGTCAATCTTGAACTTGCCGGGGTGCATGCCGCCGCCCGGCTTGAAGAAGATGATCGGCCAAACCGAGAGTTCGCCGGCCGCCTGAAACAGCCGCGAGTTTGCCGTCGCGTCGTCTTCGAGGTCTCCCAGCAGCTTTCCGAATCCCGCGGGCCGGTACGTTCCATCCTTTATAAGGGTGGATTCCACGAATGGGCGCCGCCGACGCATTTTCGGGTACAACTCCAATAAATCCTGCACGCTGACAATCTCGCGCAGGCCGGGGATGAACTTCACCACCCAGTCGCTTTCTAGCAGGTCGCGCTGGTCAATGTCTTCGGGCGCGGCGTCGGAAGATTTCTTTGTCAGAGGCCGCCAGAAGCCGTACCACTCCCACATCCAGATGCTCCGGCCGCCCGGCATGTAGCTCTGGTAATCCACGCCTTCGGACCTTTCGCGCTCGGCGCGCACTGGGTCCTGGCCGTTCATGGTGTAGTCGTTGCTCGATCCCTGGTTGGCCCAGTCGATGAGCTTTTTGACCATTTCCGGGTCTGACGTGCCCTGGTAGAGCGTGCCGTCGCCGCGGATCAGGTCGTCCACCGTCACTCGCACGCGGCGGATCGTATATGAGAAATCGTGGATCGATGACACGCCGCGCTCCGGCGGTACCATCAGGTCGTCGGGCTCCAGCGGGAAGAATCCGGGGCCTTCGTAATCGCAGACGCGCTTTCTCTTTCCGCCTTCCAGCGTGTCGAACTCGCGGCGCCACCAGGGGCGGTATGCCGCGGACCAACCGTTCAGGATTCGCCGGAACTCGAATTCGCACAGCGGATTCAGAATTTCCATCTGGTCGAACACCCGCGAGGTCATGTACCTGCCGATCTTGCGGACCTTCGACGCATCGGACGGGCCGGTGGGCCGCGCCGTGATCTCGGCGTCTTCGCCCAGCAGGGCCTGCATATCGCGCGCCAGTTTGCCGAACACGTGCCACTGGGTGAGTGGAACCACGTGGTTGGGCTTGTCTTCGTCGCCAATTCGGGGCGCATCCACGCGGGCCTGCCACCGCTGCATCCACTGCCGGCACTGCTCGGCATAGCGGACGTGCGAGGTTTTGCTCCACTCAAAGTCTCGCTCGATGCGGTCGATGAGCTTGGATTTCTCGCCGTCAGACAAGGCGATTTGAAAAGATTTGGGCATTAATCGGATTCCGAACGTTCCGCTTGCGCGCTCGCGAGGGGGCACCATTCCGCGTGGTCGCAGCCGCTAAAAATGCAGGCTTCGCAACACTTCGCCGGATCGGGCCTATAGGGATTGCTGCGGTTTCCGTCTTTGTCGCTAATCATCCGCGAAGGTTCTCCTGCGCATCCTTCAACACCTGATCGAGGTCAACCAGCGCAAGCTGCTTCAGGTTCTGCCACTCGATCTTGCCGCTGCCATTGCTGCGCACCGTATACGCGGCGCCGGGGAAAAAGGGACTCTCGGTTCCTGGATCTTCAGTCGTCATCGTCGTCTCGTTGCGGCTGTCCGTATTTCTGCGGCTTCCATTGAGCCTGGCCGTGCTTCCGTTGCTCTTCGCGATATGCGAAAGCCCGTATCGCCTTGGGAAGTCCGACCACTGCCAGGGCTATCGAAATGACATCATCGTCATGCTTCGTGCCCTCTTCCCGGCCGTTCGGCTTGCGGACAAACTGGCGGCACTCTTTGATCGTGTCCGCGTCGTGAATCTGAATCGACTGCTCGCGGATCGCCGTATCCAACGCGCTCACGAGCACCGCTCTGCGCACCACGTCGGTCTCGTAACCCAGTTCCTGCGTCAGCGGAGGCCTGCGGTCGCTTGGCTCGCGATCGGCCGAGTAGATGAGTTCCTGCGGGTACTGCATGTCGAGCAGGTGGCCGATGACCGCCGCGCCCAGCGCCTTACGTTCCGGCGTAAGGAACGCCCACTCGTAGAACCGACCCAGCCAATAGACCCGTTCAGCCCATGGCCGCGGTTCATACCGCTCTTTCAATTTCGCGACCTGCTCGCCGGTGTTCGCGTCGATCACCGTTGCAGAGCAGTAATCCGGGTCGGATCGCCCTTCTTTCGCGGTCGGGTCGATGCCTTGCGCGTGGTCGATGCCGATCACATACCGCCCGCCTTTCTGGGGCCGCCGGTAAATCGCCAGGTCGCCGCGCGAGTTCTCCAAGAACTGGACGCGCTTTTCAATCCCCACCGAAACCACGTCCAGGTTGCCCCGGATCGGATCGGCCACCAGCGGCATTCGGGAGAGCGCCGCCATGTCGAAGATGGTCCGGCCGCTTCTGAGGAACGCTTCGCCCGCGTTGCCCGGATGCTCCTGCTGGAAACGTTCCAGCCGTCCTTCGCAGTCGGTCTCGATCTTATGCCGGCGCCAGGCGAGCTGCTCCAGCGTCAGGTTGTACCGCTGTTGCTCCTCAACCTCTGATCGCTGCAGGCTGCGCTGAAATGCGCCCCTGTCGGCATATCCCAGCATCGAGGTCGGAAGAACGTTCTCCGGATGCTCGTGGTACGCGAAGAAAACTGCCAGCCATCCCGACTTGCCGGAGGCCGCCAGTTGCCAAAGGTCGTAAAAGTCGCCGCCCTCGCCGTTGGCCGTCGTCTCGATCAGCACGCCGGTGTTGGGTGAAACCGGCACCCGCTGCATCAGGCCGGTCATTACGCCGCCCAGGCTGCGGTAGAAAGCCGCTTCCGAAAGCTGCACCCAGTTGAACGGCGCCGAGCGGGCGATATCGATGTTGTTCGCCGTTCCGACCATGATGGAACTGCCGTTGTCCCATCGGATGTGCTGCTCGGTGTCCTTCGCCAGGTTGGGAAGAAGCACCGCCGACTGAAATTCCGCGCCGTACGGATTGAGTCCGTAGCTCGTGATGTACTGCTCGTAATAGCCGAAAACCAGGTCCGCGTGCGCCTGAATATCGGCCAGGACCAATGCGCGCCGGCCGGGGAAAAACGGCACCCGGCGGAAAATCTGGGTGGCCACCGAAGACGACATCCACACCTGGGAGGCCTTCAGCACCACGATTCGAACCGGGACGCCCGCCTGCTCCTGCTGGCGGATCGCCTTGTTCAGCTTCCGGCCGCCAGGCGAGGTCTTGTAGGGAACCGCCAGGCCTTCCTTGTTACGGATGGTCAGGTGATTGCAGAATTTCTCGTGGTCTGCAAACCCCCGGATCATCGCGGCGGCTTCGGCTGCGCTAAGTTCGGCTGTCAATCGGCTTCCGGTTCCTGCGTCAACTGCTTGAAGGTCGCGAGGAGATCTGCCATTGAGCCCGCAAACTTCAGGTCCACGCCGCCGGTGTGCTTTACTTCGTGCCGCTCGCGGTAACGTTCCGGCTTCGCGGCTTTCAGGTAGAACTCCAACATCCGGTCGCTCTTCTTATTCACCGTGGCTGGTTCGCCGGAAAACATCACGTGCCCGTCAGCATTGAGCCGCAACGATCCGTCCTCGTGCCGCAGCGGTACGTAAGTCTGCTGCCCCTGGAAGGTCAGTGCTTCTTCGATACCATGCACTGCCCGCCGGTAAAGTTCGTCCTCGGCGTACTCGATCTCTGCGTCCAGTTCCTGAGCTTTCTGCGCTATGCGGTCGGCCTGGAGCTTCAGTGCTTCTTCGTGGGCCTTCGCGAATTCCCTCTGATACGGCGCATCGTCGGGGTCATCGCTTCGCATCCGCCGGTAATGCACATCCGCCCCGCATCCCGCCGCTTGCGCCGCGAGCTTGACGGAGCCGAGCTTTCTGTAAGCAACGATGAAGGCCTTGGCTTTGTGCCCGCTGTCTCTCATAGATCGCGGGCCGACTCCAGCAGGGTCTTCGCTACCGATACCAACCGAGTGCCCGCGCCGCGAAAGTTAAGGAGCTGCTCATGCGTGGATAGACAGAGAGGGCTCATGCCTTCTTCGGTCCCGAGAATGATGCAAAGCTCGTCATTCAGCGCCTTCGCCGCCGCCTGCATCACCGCTTTGAGCGGGAGCTTGGCGTGCCGCAAGTCTCGCTGCCTGAACTCTTCTTCCTGGGTCATTCGGTTACGCAACTGATCGAGTTGATCCATGAGCACTGTGGATCTACCGGGCCTTGATTCCACCCTCGCTGCGGCGGGTCCATGCGGATAATCTTCCGGTCGCCCACTCGCTTAAGCAGCGTCTCTCTGGCCGCTTCCACGCTAACCTCGTCAGGGAACCGCACCCAGAAGCGCATCAGTCCACCCACTCCCAACTGACGCTGGTGTTGTCCTGCATCCCCAGCGCCTTCCACACAAACTCTCCGAGGTCGATTCCCGCGCGATTGGTCCCTTTGCCGGAAACGCTGACGCCGCTTTCCGCCTTCGGTCTCTCCCCGCCGAACACATAAGCGTTGTCGTGCTCATTGAACGGGCCGATATCCAGGACTTGCGCGATCACGCTCTTTCCGTTTGCCGGATTCGTGACTCGCACATGCTTTCCAAGCGCATCACGCGACGGCAGCGCCACGAACGATACGTGGGTGTCGATGCGGTAACCCGTGGCGGTCAATTCGCCTAATAGCCCTTCGCGGGTCGCTTTAACGGTGATCATCAGTATTTCGCCTGCGCCGGTTTATCCGGCAACCGGAAGGGCTGAGTGGTCCTGCCATTCCAGTTCGCCCCCATTGCCGCCTTCTCAGATTCCAAGTGATAGACCACGATCTCGCCCAGTAATGCCCGCTTGTTTCGCGGCCACTTTGCCGCAAACGCCGTATCTTCCCGCGCCGCCGAGGTGTGCCCTTCGACGTATGCTTTCCGTCCGTGCCACATCTGGAAGAAGCCGATAGGCGTGTAGCCCTGGAACTGATCGAGCACCACGCGGACGCCTAACGGAAACTCGCCCATGTGCAGCCAGACCTTGTTTTCGTGCATCAATCGAGGCTGGCCGATGAATCGCACCCATTCCTCGAAGTTCGGCACCATGAAGCGATCCGCGCCGTAGAGATAGGACTTGTCGAGGTCCGTCAGTTCGATGTATTGCCGGAACAGCGGCGGCACCACGATATCGGAATCGAGATGCACCACCCAGCCGTCGCAATCGAGCGCCTTCAGGCCGACGTTGATTCCCGCGCCTTTGCAGAAGTGCCCGAGGTGCGACTCGAAGCGGTCTGTCAGCACGCAGCGGACGTTCCAGTATTCGCAAACGCGCTGAGTTTCGCGGTCGGTGTGCGCGGTGACCACAACGAGCTGATCGAACTGGTGCCGGTTATAGGGCAAGCTGTGCGCGAGGAAGTCCGCGACTCCGACAGATGTAATTACGCCTTCGATCTTCACGAATTTAAAGGTCTACTTTAGGTTTTGTCCCGCCCATGGACCGTGCTAGTACCCCGAGCGCGAACATCAATATTTGCTTCGCCGCATCGGCCCTCTGCGCGCCGCCAACGAGCATGAGGCCCACCGCAACCAGCACTAAACTGATAGCGATGTAGCCCGCTTCCCGTTCGATGAATTCGGCGAAACGATGCATCAGTCTTTCGGAATGCTCCTGCCGTGCGCCGCATTGCGGATCGCCTGCCAGCAGATCTTCAGCCCCGCCAGAAACAGCCTCATGCGAGCCCTATAAACTTCCCGCAGCCGGGGCAATTGTTCCACTGCTGCTCCAGCTTCTGGCCGCAAGTAGGGCAAAATTGCCATTTGCTGGGATTCATATAGAAGGTGCCGCCGGTCATGTTGGGCGTTATGGTGATAGTGTTCGGAATGGTGTTAGTGTCCGGCATCGCGATCGAGGGGATGCCCTGGAACTGCACGCCGCCGTTATAGAAGAATTGGTCGCTTTTCATGCCTTCACCCCGCTCCAGTTCACTGCGTCCCACCGCTTGTCGATTTTCCACCGCTCCGGGTCCGGGTCCACATAGCCGACCTCATCGTTGTCCCGCTGCTTGCACTTGCCCTTGACGAGCCACACAAGCGTGCCGCGCCAGAAGTAGAGGACTGTGTCGCCTTCCATTTAGTTCAGCCTCCAGTGAGCCAGTCCGTAGAGCGTGAAATGCAGCCGCTCGCTCAACTCTTTGCCGCTCCACGCCTTCGGCAGATCGAAGGCGTGCGCGAACATGCGGTCGCCTTTCACGCGGTAGGAATCGTCGCCGCTGACTTTCGCGAGCCACCAGTAAATCGGCTGCGTGAGGCCGATCAACTGCGTGGTGTACGTGCCGCACGAGTTATCGCAATGTCTCGGGTAACCGGGATTCAGCGGGAACGGATTCCACAAGATCTTTCCCGCGACGTCGTCCCAGCCATACAGCCAGATCCAGTCGGCCATTTTCTTAATCGCCGCCGGGATTCGCGGGTCCTGGTTCCACTGGTCGTAGTAGTAGGTGAGCGCCTCGCCGGCCAGACCGTCCCAGAAAAGCTGGTGGATCAGGGCGCCGCTCGCGTTCGGCGGGCCCGAAAACAGCGTCTCGGTCATCCCCAAGAGCCAGTTGAGGCTGCGGTCTCGCGCCGCCAGGTCCACAGGAAGTCCGAGGAGGTGGGCATCGGTGTACGCCCGCAACATGTACGCCGTCTCACGAATCGTCAGGTCCGCCGGATCGCCGCCGGAAGCTGCATAAGCCGATCCCGTGGTGGATAATCGAAGAACCGCGTCCTTATATTTCGGGTCCTGCGTCTCTTCAAAAGTCCGGCGCAAGCCTTGCGTAAACACGCGCCAGCCGGGGACCGAGGTGCTCATCACGTACGCTTGATAGGCCGAAGCCACGCTCAAAGCACACGCTTTCCACTTAGGATCTCCCGTATAATCAGCTATTTGCCAGTAGACCAAGGCGCCGTCGTAGTACCACACTTGCGGCTCCAGGCCCATCGACCACTGATATTTGTCGGGCGCGGCGGGGTCGCAGCGGGCCGTTCCGGGGTTGGGAGAGGCGACGTTGGCAATTTCGGCTTGCAGCGCAGCGAGCGCGGCCGCCGGCACCGGAGGCACCGCGGCTTTGACCGGACCGGCCGGCGGAAGGATCGTGACCGGCAGCTCGAGGGAATGCTCGAGCTGGTTGGCCGTCGTCGTGACCGTGACGGTGTAGCTTCCTGGAACCGAGCCCGTGACGATGACCCAGAATCGGCAGCTCGAGCTGGAATTGTAGATGTAAGCCGGCGAGCCCCAGCATTTCGGATTCGACATGCCGCACCAGAGCGCGGCCGTCAGCGAAGGATCGGAAGTCGTCAGCGTCGGGTGGACGTGCGACGGGCTGCTGGCAAACGCGACGTCGAGTTCGATAGTCAGCGGGTAGCCGGCGTAAACGCGGCCGGGATTCACGCGGGAACTCAGCGTGTAGTCCTGTGCCTGCAGGCAAACCGCGAAGGCCAATAGGGTGAGGAGCTTCATTTACGCTTTAGGCCCGCCAGTATCAACGTCAAAACGGCAATCAGCACGAAGCCGATGCCGAGCGTCCAAGTTTGTTCGTCCATTACTCAGGCCGCTTCTCCGCTTCATTGATCGAAGGCGGCCGCTGGCCCAGTGCTTCCTTGCGCGCGATGATCTGGAGATCCGCTAGGGACTGCTGGAGGCCAATGGCTGCTATCAGCACGATGGCATCAGCCGACGCGCTGCCCAACTTATCAACCACGGTCTTGGTGTCGATGAGCATTATTGCGCGGGAGCGGGAGCGGGGGCGTGGTTGAATACGCCGCTGGCGTTCAGGATCGACACCGCGATGTCGATGAGCGCCGAGATCAGTTGCACGTGCGCCTCGGGAACCGACTCCCCGACTTTCGCGGCGGCGGTAACTCCCGCCAGCACCAGTTGCTTCTTGGTGGCGCCGGGCAAGCTCGAGCTCGAGGCTTCCACGGATTGAACGGCGCTTGAAACAGCGGGCGCGTACTGCAGGCTTGCGAGTAGAGTTTTCATTTTGTTCTGTGGCGTCGTTTCTGCGCGGTAGACCGGTTGTTCCGCATGGCGCGGAACTGCACGCGACCCTCATAGATCCGGAAATCCATCGTGTGAACCAGCCCGCAGTCGCAGCAGGCCATCTTGTAGCCTCGCCGGATAGGCTGCTGCCATTCGCTCCAGCCGTCTTCGAGCGGATCCACTTTCTTGAAAGAGGCCATTTACTTTTTCAGAAGGATTTGGAGTAGCAAACTGCCGAGGCCGGTAGCGAGCAAGGTCATCATCCAACGCTTGAGGCTGTCTAACTGAGCGGTCTGCTTCTCGGCTTCGCGCTCGATGCGCTCGTTCTGCCGCTCGATGCGCTCATTCTGCCGCTTCTGTTCGGCTTCTATCGCCTCAAGCCGCTGCGCGTGCAGGGCCAGCAATGTGGCGTGGTCGGAGCAGAGAAAGCCTTGGGCTGCGTTGGAGGCGCCGTTCATTTGAGTGGTGGGAAAGCGTAGGTGCGGCACCGCCCTGGGGTCGATGCCGCGCGGGTCTACGTCTCTGGCCGGAGATTGATATTCTGATTTCTGGCGCAACTCACTCGCCCGGTGCAATGCCGGGCTTTTTTACGCCGTCAGGCAGTCGGTCTGGACTTGGTGGAACATGTGGGCCGTATCGGCTGAAAGCTCTTTCAGTTGCCACAGGCCGCGTGGAATTTCGGCGGTGTGCTGCCGGAAGCTGTAGCTTTGCGCGTTGCCGGTTCGGCTGCGCACTACCGATTCGTCGTCCACTTCGAGCAGGTTGATCTGCACGACCTGGCCGTCTTTGCGCCGCGTTACAAACTCGGTGTTCCTCGCGCGCCGCAATACCCGGACACGGGCAGGATCAGCCAATTCAACGCACCTGGGACCGCTGAAAACGGGAATCCTCATACTTAGCAGTGAATTGGGTAGACGTATCCTATCGATACGACGGGATCGAGATATTTTAGAACCCGCTCGCGGGCCTTACTGCTGCAGCTTCAACCCTTCGTGCTTGCCGCGGACATTGCGGTGGAAGTGCTGGCCCTTCGATGGGGCCTGCATGAATTCGGCGTGTTGCGCCGCCGAAACACCCAAATAGCTGTACGTGTGGCCGGACTTGAACTTGACCCGCAATTCGCTGGTCGCCGGATCGTGCCCGACGCTCTCGATATTCGACGAATCCACGGGTGTTAAATCCATACACGCACTACTGAACTTGTAAGGGTAGGGGATATCCCGTTCGCAAGCTAGATTGCCTTTGGTTTACCGGTTTTTGAAACGGAAAAGTGCCGGGTGCTTCTGCCAGCAAAAATCACATAGCACAATGAAATCCCGCACCGGCACGCCCGCATCAAACTGGCGCAAAAACAGGGAGGCTTTGTACCCGGTGAACTGAACCACGAACCGAGCAAAGCAAAATTCACACCGCAGAAATAAACGCACAGGGCCTAAACTAAATATTACCGGCCTTGATTTGCCAGATTCCTTCGGGCCGGTCTGAAGAGTGCGGGCCGTCCTTTCTCGGCCCGCCGTTATTTCCTTTTGTTTTTGGGACTGTCGCGTCCGTCAGGTTCCACTGAAGCCTCAGTGGCTATTGCACGAGCGCGCGGTTAGACTCGCCGCTGGCCTGAAGCCCCTTCTGTCGCCCGCGCCTCTCGAATGGTCAAAGTATAATTTGGCATGGAGTCTAAACCTCCCCAACCTGCAACAACCTCCATTCCCCCTTCTAAGCCTCCAGGACGTTCTCTGGACCAGCACGGGCAGGTGGTCAGCGACGAACATGCCGCCGACGCACTGGGACGCCACAAGCGCCTCAAAGCGAGCTGATCAGCTTTTGGATGGAAGCGCGGAAACCGCATCGTGGAATAACAGCGTCCGCAAAACTGACCTGGCGCCGCGCGACAGCAGTATCCGGGCATCGATCTCAGGCCCGCAGATCTCGTAAGTTATAATCCCCATTCTTGCCAGCTCCTTGAGGGCTTCCGCCACATCCAAGCTCATCTCGCCGGGTTCCTGCCTCAAAACCAGACGGGGGCCGCGTTTGCCTCTCATGACGGGCAACCTTTCCGGAAATGGACGATCTTCTCGAAGCATTTGCCGTGGAATTGGGCCTGTTCCATCGCCTTTCCCGCGCCGCGAAACATCATCAGCGGCACAGCGTCTCGGCAGACATCGCAATCAGCGCAATCTTCGCTGTGATCGTCCCATCTTGGATCGTCTTCGGACACGCCGATGGGCGACCCGCATAGGGCGCAGCAGCATTCCGGGTCCTTGCAGCCGGGTTCACCGCACGATCCGCGCCGCGACCAGCGGATAGCACTGGCATAGCGGGATTTGATACCGAAGATGCTCATCGCTTGAACTCCCGCCCTATCGCCTTGGCCGCCCGCTCTATCCTCTGCCGGTGATAAACCTCCATCGCCGCGGTCAACAGGTCTCGGGTCTGCAAGGCGTTCCTGACGGCTTGGCCGACCAGCTCCATGGCGATCAGAAAAGCCACGGTAAAGGCAATCAGCATGGTCAAATACCCGATCATTTGCACGAACCAGCCCGGTAGAACGAAACCGTCGCTCATTGAGGCCTCCCGTCGTCCCACAGCGGATCATCACCAAGCCTCATAGCCACCGCGTGAGCCCGGAAGCCTGCTGCCTCCACTCGCTCGATGACGGCCGCTATGATCTCCCGCGCCGTCTGTTCGGACTGGCCGGTATTGCCAGGATGGCGCAACGCCAGTTGAAGATTGGCGACCAGCGATAGCAGTTCCATCAGCCCGAAGTGGATCGGAAGGATGAAGTCGGGGCGGTATTCCTGCTGCATTTCGCGGAGGAGACGGAGTTTCTGATCTTCCAGGGTGTTCATTTCGAGTCCTCCAGAGCATTCAGCGCCGCGACAATCAGCGCAGCATCTTCGGGGTCATGCGTTTGGCAAACGGGCCGGTCGCCGTCATAAATGTTGAGCGGCACTTTCCTTCCGACTCGATAGCGCGGGGTGGCTGGTTTGGACGGCTTCACGGGGGTTTCGGCGTAGGCGCGGAGGATGGCCTTCTGCAACTTCTCGGCTTCATGGGCCTGCGCTGGCCGTTCCCATGGTTGGCTGAGTTGGTCCAGCAGGAAGAGAACCGCTTCTTTTAGGGGATCGCTCATCAGGATGCCTCCATCGCCTTTTCGGGCGTTCTTGCGATCTCGGCTGCGATCTCCCGGTAGTGCCACGCGAGAGACTTGCCATAAAGCTCTTCCAGGCGGTCGCACTCTGCGCAGTCGAAGTACACCAGGATCGAATCCGTCTGGTGGATGATCCTTCGGTGCGAGTAGATTAACTGCACGATGGCCGCTGGTATGCCGGGGGACTCGCTGGAACCGGCGCGGGCTTCCCTTTCGGCCAAGAACGCTTCCTTGCAGGGGACGGAGCAGAAATGCGTCGGCGGATGATCTCTCCGGTAGCGCCAGTAGGTGTGGTCGCAATTCAGGCAGGTGGTGATCATTTGGAGTCCTCCAAACGCTTTCTTGACCACTGTTTGAAACTGGTCTTTGCAGTCGTCTTCTTCTTTTTGTTTGTGACTGTCGGCTCAGTTGGCTTCGCAGGAGCTTCCAGCGATTTTGGGTCAGTCTCCTTCGCTCTGATTCTGTCTATGAAGCCGGGATCGTTGAGTCCGGCTGCTAAAAGCATGTGCTCGAATTTCGTCACTTGTTGTCGTCCTCCTTTGGGTGCGTCAATCTCCACCTGGCTAATTCTTCGCGTTGCTCTCCGCTGAGTGGGAAGCCCAACTCTTCGGCTATTGCCCAGCACTGGCCGAGCGGCACCTTCGAGAACTCACGCACAGCCAGTTTCTTTTTGATGGCCTTCCACATCAGGTCGTCCTGTCGGGGCTCGCCGGGTTTTCTGCTGCCGAGCTGCTCCTGGATGCTGTCGTAGAAACCCGCGTCGAGCGTATAGCCTGCTCGCAGCCACTGCTCCTTCAGCGGGGGTTGCTTCGGAAGAAATTGAGCCCGGAGCGCATCGTTGTAAGCAACATCGTGCAGGTCCTGCGGGGTAGGGCACTGGTCGCGGAATGCTTTGAGAATCGCTTCGGCGTGCTCGATGCTGAGGGCGTACCGCGAGAGGTACATCGCAAGGCACTTCTGTCCGGCTTCGTGCTCGGGGTAGTCGCGCAGCGCGGCAAGCCACTTCCTCACGAAGGTCAGCGCCCACTTTTCATCGACTGGGTTCACGACACGGCGCTCTTGGTTTTCTGCCGCTTCTCGACCCGTTCCAGATCGACACCCATCCGGCAGGTGCAATACGTGTCACCGATCCGGCCGAGGTTCTTGCAGAGCAGGCAGGGGCCGGTACGTTTCTTCTGCTGCTCCAAGGTTTCCGGTTCAGGCACTGGCGCCGCGGCCGAGGTTCCCAGTTTCTTGGCCTCCGACAGGAAAAAGCCAGGTCCGGGTTTGGTGCGCAGCCGGGAAAGCCGGGGCGTGATGTCGTCGATGTACTCGCGAAGGGTTGAGCGGGCGATCTCCACGGTGTCGCAGATATCGCGGAAGAGCTTCTGGTCCGGTGCGTGTCCGGTTGCCTTGGTGATCAGCGCCGCCAGTTCGTCTTTGACGGTGGCGTATTCCGGCTCTGTGCTGGTCGTCGTCGTCGATTCTGTCTGAATTTCAGCGGCGCTCTTCTTCTCTACAACGGAAAAGGACGACGACGACGACAACACTTCTTCAGAGGCGGAAGCAGGTTTTGTTTCACCTGGGATTTGACTGGTATTTCTTATAGTCCCCGAACCATTCGCTACCTCAGGTAGCGATTCAGGCGCTACGGTAGGTAGCGAACCATTCGCTACCTCCTGCTCCACAACCTGGATAAAAACTTTCTTCGCTTCCTCGTAGCCACGGGCCACCGCTTTCTGATATATAGAAGAGGTGATTTGGGCTTTTTCAGGAATTGGGATTTTGAATAGCTTTAGAATCTGCTGAATAGGCGGCAGAGGTAGCGAAACTTTCGCTACCTCGACCTTCGACATATCGTCGGTCCCAGCCGCCAGTTTTGCCTGAAAATCGCTCCACTCCTCCAAAACGCTATCCGTGTCGGCAGGCTTTGGTACTGCAAAGAACCTAAGCTGAGTTTTACCGCTTGGCAGGCGCTTGCGCTCTTCGAGGGATAGTCCGATGAGCGGCTTGCCATCCCCTGATTGCCTCTCGCATACGCCATCCTCTTCGAGATCGGCAAGCGCGGATCGGAGGTGCTCTTTGCTCTCCTTGCAAGCCGCAAACTTCCCGGCATCTTTGATACCGGCGCCGGAATAGTAGGCCTTGGCCTCCTTGTGAAGTTCCCGTGCGACATCCTTTACTAAGAGCGGCCGGACGGAGCCGCCGGGATCTTTGATCATGGCAACCTCGCCGTTATATCCGGGCGAGTGCAACATCCCGCAAGCCCACACCTGAACCTTGAGCGGGCGACTGGGACGCATCAAACTTCGTAACTGGTGTTTCGATAGTGTGACAGCTCCGTTAGGCTCGACACCCAGGTCGAGCATCCACTGCGGCACCCAACCGGTGCCGTTGCTTCCTGTCTGTTTGGTTTTGGCTGTACCCACGATGCTTCCGTTTTTCTGAGCGCACAAACGCACACTCGGTTGAACAACGTTGCATTTTGCGAGGGGAAGCTATGGCAGAATTAAGGCAGGTACCATTCTCTTCCGATCGCGCCTGGGAGCCTCAATCGCACTCTACTTTTCCAGGGGAAAGTGCGGCGAGGTGAAAGGAATCGGGGGAGATCTTCCGTGGTACCGGACGTAATGTTCGTTATCAGAGCGGGTGCTCGATAACGGTGTTCGCATCAGAACGGGTTGCCAATTCTGATAACGAATAACACTTCTCTTTTTAGTGCTCAGACACCTGTAAACAGGCCTCGCCAAGCACTCTGCAAAAATTGAGTTATGTGAACTTAAGGGGTTCCAGCGTAGGCGGTTCGTAAGTCTGGCGGCAGATTCCGCGGCCCGGAGCAGGGTAGGGAATCCGGCCAATCTTACGCACCTCGGGGTTAGAAAACGTGCTCCAGGCCTCCTGCATGCCGGATCGGTGGGGGCGCATGATAATGCCCGAGACCTGTCCGTTTTCCCGGATCTTGGTAACCCAGAGGAGCGACGTTTCCCATGCCGCATCTGCCCCAGGCCGGAGCTGCACCACATCCCCAGGCGCAATACTCTGCTGCTCGAGAGTGAGTTCCAGGCCCGCAGCAACACGAGCGCGAAGCACCAGAGACTCCAGCAGACTAAGCTCGTCGGAAGTGAGCATCGAGCCGAGTCTACGACCGGCACCGGCCTAATTGCAGTAACAGAAGCGGCGAAAAGTAACGGGCTTTGGAGGTTTTGGGTTTGGCCGGATTGTGAGTACTGTGCCAGCATCACTCCGTCAGAAAGAGTGTCGAGTGGCGGCCGAAGTCTGACCCAGCCTCTGAGAAGGCTGGCAACGACCGCACACCCAAGAAAGTTGTTCCAATTCTGAAGCACCGATGCCCCCCGGCGCAATGGGACATTTGGCTGGTACCGCCCGTAATGGGCAGCGGGAACCATAGACGAGATCAGGAGGGATACGCTATGCTTCATGCGTCCAGACCTCCTTTCTTCTGAGGTCCTTCAGCGATCTCGACCGCATCGTGCGACAGGCTTGGCGGCACGTGTGCACGGTGCGGTTGCAGTTTGATTTCTTATTTATTCGGCCGGAATGGGTTACGATAGTGGCTGATACCACGCGAATAACTTTCTGCGATTTGGGGCGGCGCACTCTAATCCGGCACGCCGCCCTTTAAATTTGTAACGACCCTTTCAATCGTACGCCCACGCGCATCCACCCGGTCAAAACCAATGTCTTTACCCTGGCGAAGAAACAGGGAACGACGTGACCGCGCGCGCAGTTCGATATGATGTGTCGCAAAGGAGATTTCGATGGGTATTCAGCTCTCAGAGACGGCACGGAGCCTTTGTCATTCTCACAATCCGGAGGAACGCTGCGTCCGGCTGATCTCAGAAATGCGGAAGCGATCAGAGCAGGCCTACGATGCCGCGATACGCGCCGGAGCCCTTACAGAGCAGCTCGTGGAGCTTTTCTCGTACAACCGCGAACTCAAGGCGCAGACCCGCAGCCTGGTGATCGCCACGGTCACCGGGAAGCTCCAGGAGGCCGAACATCCGCCAGGCGCCAAAGCAGCCGGTTCCGCCTCGGGTCCATTAGAATAGGCTCTGATCAAACGGCGATGCGATGTTGCAAGGCCGCTGGGACAATGCCTTGGAAACTCGCGTCGGATTAGAATAGAAAGCGGTCGATTCGACCAAATCTACGAAAGGACCAGAACCTCGAAGGCAAACCAATCAACCGGAGCAGGCCTGCCGACTGACTGAACGTGTGAGGCAGGCCCTATCCGAATGCACCGGCGCACTAACTACACCGTCACCGAGGCCTTGGGCCTCATCGGCGGATCGCTCATTGAGCTCCAATTCTGGGGCACATCCATTCCCGCCAAATTCTCCCCCGCCGCTATCAACCTGCAGGCCCGGCAGCTCCTGGGGCACTACATCGACCTCGAAGTGGGAGAGGTTCCAGCGCCGCTAGTCCACAGCCTAATTGCCCAAATTACTTGGTAGTAACAGTACTTCGGCAGTATGCTGTATCACAAGGAGAATCAATCGATGGCAGCTACCCGGACACAGAAGAAACCGGCCGCACAAACGCCAGTCACGCAGCAGACGGAAACCTACCCGGCGATCTTCCGGACAATGGAGGGCCTGGCCCGGCCCAATGGACCCGCACAGGCTGTCCTGTGGACCGAAATCTGCCACATCTGGAGCCGTAATTTCGGCAAAGCGATGAGCAAGGCGCATCAGGAGCAGATTACGAACCTGATGGAGGTTTACGCCGGAATCAACGGCAACGGGGCAGGCGCGACGGTTCCCGCAACCACAACCGCGGCGCAAGAACCACCCACGGTTCTGACGGCCGCTCAGAAGCGCGCAGCTACGGTGGCGGCAAGGAAGCTGGCAGCGCAGCAGGCAGCAGGCGCGACAGGCTGATCAGCCCGGATTCGAAACCTTCCCGCTCCCACCGGGCCAGAGAGCGGCAGTCTCACGCTCGGAACCCGGCGAACCGGAGGTCCAGGGAGCGGCACTGCGCATCACCTCCTCGCCTTACTTCTCAGTACGGCCTTACCGCCGCGGCCGGTTCCAGCCCATGATCCAGGCGATGACCACGGCGCACACGATTAGGCCAACCGCCATCAGGAGCAGGAAGTACACCCTGGCAGCCGCCATGCTCCCAGATTAATCAGGGTACGGCGCCGTCTGCCCCACGTACGGCCGCCGCTGACAGGCCGGGTTGGCTCGGTGGTGCGCTTCCAGGATCTCGTTCATGACCTGCTCCACGTCATCGCCGGCTTCCCAGTGGATTTCACTCCGCGCGCCGCAATCGCAAAACCAGGGAATGATCGGGCAGTACCTGGGCTCCGGGGACAGGGTGCGGTGCATGGGTCTATGGTAGCTGGTTGATGGCGCACAACCGTGCGCCAACAACATGGCCTACCCCAGATACAGCGATTCGCGGAAATTGCAGCAAATCAATGCATTTTGGGAGTTCAGGGTCCGCCGTCTGTGTGCCGGACCCCGCCGGTTTGTGAGTCGCGAGCCGGGAGAGGCTCGTTTGTTGCTTTGCAGTGGAGGCCGGGCAAAGGCCTCGATTGAGGATACGCCGGAATGGGGGCGGAATACCATCCGGGGTATAGTGGAGCAAATCCTTATCACATGGGAGGGGGTTGAGGCCTTTGAAGCCGGCCGCGCCCCCTGAAAATAAATGCGGGCGAAACGGCAAAATCCGGGCCGCTCAAACGAATATGTATAGCGAAGTTGCAGCAAAACGCTGTACAGCGAAGTTGCAGCAAAACGCTGCAAGTTTTGAGTTCGGCGCCGGAAGCGCGGACTAGCGCGGACAAGCGCAAACCAGACTAAAGCGTTGAAAACAAACGGGGTGACGTGCAGAAAGTTTCAGCTTTGCTATCGAGTGAACCGGCGCCGCGAGGGCGCGCAATTGCAACATGGAACCGGGCCCCGTCCGGACGTCTTACTGCACACCCAATTCGGCTATTCGGCTGAGGAAAGGGCGAGGCGGATGGTGGACTGGGCAACGCCGATCTGCCGGGCGATCGCGCGCCAGCTCAGACCCTGCTCCCGGAGTTCCTTCGCCAGGCCGCGGGGGAAGATCTTGCGGGGACGGTGCGAGGGCAGGTTCTTGTTGCTCTTGCTGTGCCGGGTCCTGCCGATCTCGCCCTTGGCATAGGCTCGATCGTACTCGGCCCGCCCGGCCATCGTGCGCTCTTTGATGATTTCGCGCTCCAGCTCCGCGAACGCACCGAGGATCTGGATGAAGAATCGGCCCATTGGCGATCGGTTGTCGGTGTCGATCGCCTGGGACGGGCACAAGAAGCGCACGCCGGCCGCGTCCAGCGTCTCGATGTTCTCGATGATGTGTTTCAGCGATCGCCCGAACCGATCGAGCTTCCAGACCAGCAGCACGTCAAAGCGGCGCATCCGGGCATCCGCCAGGAGCTTGGCCAGGATCGGGCGCTTACTGGCAGCTTTGCCGCTGGCAGTTTCGACGTATTCAGCCGGCGCCGGCCAGCCCATGCGATCGCAATAACCTCGAAGCTCCGTAAGCTGCATTTCGCAATTCTGGTCAACCGTCGAAACTCTGGCGTAGAGGGCACACTTCATCCCCTTCAGTTTCGGTTTGGAGCCCGCCGCGCGAATAGATGCCATTTGGTTAAGCTGATATACGATGGATCGCATGCAGGAGTTGCTTGAGCAAAACCGAGAGTTGAAGAAGCAACTCCTGGAACAGTGGGAGTTCAACCACTCCGAGCATTGCGGCAAGCCGATTCAGCCGTGGCCGCATGATGGCGAGTGCTACTGGCCTCTGCCGCCCGCGTTGCAGGCTATTTCTCCCAGTGAACTCTATTTGCTTCTTCTGACAACTTCGGGAGAATCCTTTGGACTTCACTCAGAATCTCCCCAAGCCGGAACTCCTGACCCCAAAACGTAAGCACGCCCGTTGACGGGTAATAGTTCCGAAACATGTCTGTGGCCGCCACGCCGCCGATGAACCCCGGAGGGCCGACGTTGAGATCAACGTAATTTTTGCTGGCCGATTCCTTCCACCATTTATCGATCTTCTCGTCGAAGTGCTCGAAGTTGTTCCGCATCGTTACGCCCACCAGAGGCGAATCGTCCGCAACCCCGATACTCTCGCGCAGTTCCCTACGCTGTTCGCTGAACCTGCGGCTTTGGCCCCAAAGCGCCTTGGATACATTCGCAGCGGCATTTAAGAAATTCTGAATGGCGAAGAAGACGCCCTTTACGTCTGCGCGCTTAAGCGCAGCGTCCCCGTCGTTGGCCGCCAAGATTATGAATTCGCATTGCAATAAAACCTGCTGCTGAAACAACTGCAATAGCCTTCGCTCCATCACTTTCCCTTTTTCCCCTTCTTCGCGGGCGGCCTGCCCATCGGTAGCTTGCCTGCCGCAATGTCCCAGTGGTGCTCTTTGCACTTTGGGCAGCACTTCGGCCTTCCGGGCACGCGCTTAACCCACGCATAGCCGCATCGCAGGCAATCGCAGACCATATTTTTCGGAATAGGCATATTAACAATAATAACCTACTTTCTTGTTCCTGTCTGTTGACTAAGTGGCAGATGAATGATATGCTACTTATATGAGAGCGATGATCGAAAACGAAATCAACCGGCAGCACGCCAAGGCCCTCGACGCCTTCTACCACCTGCCGGTGTGCAACAACTGCCACCAGCACGTAGAGGATCTGACGTACCTCACAGGCTGGGACTACAACGCCTGCGAGCAGTGCGCGGCGGAATGCGCCGGGATCGAAGCGATTGAAGCACAGCAGGAGGCCGCGTAAATGGCGGACACCAAGTTAATCCAATCGCGCCTCGCGGAGCTCCGCGGCGAGTACCGCGACGAGCTGGAGGCCGCCCAGCCCTGCGCGGACGTGCTGGCGCACCTTGCCGCTACGATGAGCGCCCTGGAGTGGGTGCTCCAACCGGAGGGGGTCCGATGACAAGCAAGGTCGCCTGCAAGAAGAAGCAATGCCGCTGGTGGTTGTTGTGCCAGTCGAAGGCCGTTACGACCGCGATTCATCCGGTCCTCGGCAAGGTGCCGTGCTGCGCGGAGTGCGCGGCACAGGCGAAAGAGGGGAAGTGATGGAAACGCTGGAACAGCAGTTGGAGGCGTCCCTTGAGTGGGCCGCGCAAAGGAGAAACGGAATGAAAACGAATGGAGTTGCCCAGGCCGGTGCTGAAACACCGGCCAGGGTGGAGGCTGAGTCCAATCAGCCCAGGTTACAACAGCAGACCAATTCTACTACGGAGCTTGACCGCTTCCTGCCGCTGTTGAATATTGAGCAGGCAGTGGCGCGCCGCGAGATGATCGTGCAGGCCACGGCCCGGCTCATGAGCGACGGCGTGGACTTCGGCAAGATTCCGGGAACCGAGCGGCCCACGCTGCTTCAGCCAGGCGCAGATAAACTCTGCAACCTGTTCGGCCTGGTGATTTCCTACGAGATCACGCAAGCGGAAGAGGACTGGACCGGGGCGCGGCACGGCGGGGAGCCGTTTTTCTATTACAAGGTCACCAGCCGGGCGTACCGCGGCGACTACCTGATGGGAGAGGGCGTGGGCTCCTGCAATTCGTGGGAGTCGAAATACCGGTGGCGCAAGGCCGAGCGCGTTTGCCCGAAGTGCGGAAAGGAGAACATCCGCAAGTCGAAGCAGGATTCCGGCTGGTATTGCTGGACGAAACTCGGCGGATGCGGCGCGACGTTCGCGGGCGGGGACAGGTCGATTGAAGGGCAGGAGGTCGGGCGGAAGCCGAACGGCGACGTGGCGGATGTGGTGAATACGGTCCTGAAGATGGCGTACAAGCGCGCGAAGGTGAGCTGCACGATCAACGCCACGTCAGCCAGCGAATTCTTCACGCAGGACGTGGAAGACGCCGGTAGCATCGACATCGGCCCGAACCAGATGGGCACGCAGGCCGCCGCTGATTTCGTGGCGCAGTCGAAGATCGCCGCTCACAAGCTGGCGCCCGCGTCGGCAACCACGATCACGCCGCGGGTCTGGTCCAATCCGGGTGAGGAACGGAATGCCTTCTGGGCTTTCCGTCACTCGTTGACCACGCCGAAACTGGAAGCGGCCTTCGCCGAGTTGGGCATCCGCGACATGAAGCACCTCTTCGAACAGAGCGGGCAGCGGCGGCAGGAGATCTTCGCGTACCTGGAAAGCCTCGTGAAACAAGGGGTGGCCTGATATGGCCGCCCTCACCGTTGTACCTTCGCCAGCGTCTTCCGCCGTCAGTTTGTATGCCATCCAGGAATCGCTGGCGGCCCTGGCTGACTCCGAGGCCCTTGTCCCTGCCGAAGAGCAGGAAGCATTCGCCGCGGAACTGAGAGCCACGCGAACGGCCGCCGCGGCGAAGGTGGACGCGGTTTCGCGGTTCCTGGCCCATGTCGAGTCTCAGGCGCAACTGGCCGCCGCGGAGATCGCCGCTCTACAGAAGCGGAAAGCCCTGTATGAACGCGCCTCCCGCCGGGTCAAGGCGCTGATCCTTCGCACGGTCCAGGCCCTCGGCCGGGATACGAAAGGGAAATGGCAGCGGTTGGAGGGCAACACCTCGACGCTGGCGATCAAGGGTTGCACGCAGGCCGTCGAGATCTCGGATGAAGCCGCGGTGCCGCTGCGCTTCAAGCGGACGACCGTAACCATGCCGGCGGAATTGTGGGAGAGGTTGGTAGACTCGCTGCCAATGGGCTTGGCGTGCGACGTGATGGATGCAGCCCGGCCGCGGGTGGAAGTGAGCCTCAGCGCGGTAAAGGCTGCGATTGATGCGAAGGAGACGGTTCCAGGCGCGGAACTCGGCGGCGGGTATTACGTGGCGAGGAAATAACCATGCTAGACGACGATCTCAGCTATATCGGAGCACACATCCAAAGATGGGTGTTTCAGTATCTGGTCAGCAACACGAACATTGACCGGATCACGGCGGAACGGGTCGTGCGGGTGGCGGTGCTCGCGTTTATGCAGGCGCTGCAGAAGGAACTGAAGTGAGCGGAGCCTTCCAAATAAATTCGTAAACGACCTCAACACGGGCAATCCTAACTTCAGGCCGTACCAGATTCCACCCATCGCAGAACGCTGACGATGATTTCCGCTGGCCTGCAGCGGGCGCGCTGGATGGAACGGCAGGACAAGCGTGATCTTTGATGCAGGCGGCTTCGGGTGCGACGGAGAAATATATGACAGAACGTGAGCCAGGATTCTATTGGATCGAGGATGAGGGTTTGGATGAGGGCTGGGCGCCGGCAAGATGGGACGGCTCTTTGTGGTGGGGTATCGGCAGTGATTCTCCTTTTAAGGATGTGAAGGGAAGAATCGGTCCGCGTATCGAAATTACCGGGTAGCTTGAAAGATGGAACGGCAGGACAAGCTGGAAGAGAGATTGAGGAAGGAGGCGCAGTCGCGATGATCGTCTGGGTATCCATCGTGGACAAGCACCGGCCAGCGGGCGATATGAACGTGGGCGCGTATGCGTTCGAGATCGACTATCCCGCCGATTCGCATTTTGATTTCATGACGGTGGCGTGCCCGCCGGAAGCCGAGGCCGATGTGAGGCCGCTGCTGAACCGGCTGTTGAAGGAGAAAGATATCCCTGATCCCGTGACCGGATCCGGCAAACCCGTGCCGCCAAGGCGGAGGCGGCAATGAGCGACGAACTGACATACCTCATGATCAACGAATTGATCGTTGACGCCACGCCAATCGGCGCGTATTGCATGGGCATGGCGCATTGCTCGTGCTGTCAGGCGGGCCTGCTCCCGACACGCGAGTTATTGCAGACCATGCGCGGCTGTGCCTCGGTCGCGGAGGGAGCGAAACAGCTATCCCTTTGGTTGCGGAGATTCGAGGCAGAGCCCTCGCAACGCTGACGATGATTTCCGCTGGCCTGAAGGCCGCTACCCCTTGCGGAGTCTGTAGATTGTCCAAAGTAAAAAGAGAGATCTCTTCTTAAAAGCAGGAAGATCCCACGCAAGGTTTTCCCAAACTGGTCTTTCAGTCTCTAAATCAAATACCCAGATGTTTCTCTTAACACTTCTGGGCATGGTCTTTTTTTTTGTTTGGGACGATTGTAGCCGTCAGGTGCCAGTGAGGCCCTGATGGCTATTGAGGGTTACTTCTTCGGGGGCTTCAGCTTGTTCTGAAACTTGGGGGCGGGCGGCGGTTCTGGCGGCGCTCCGGTCAACTCGCCGAAGGCGTCAGCCGGCGCCGCCTCGCCGAACATCGTCGGTCCTTTGGAATCGTTCGCATAGCGCGCGAAGGCTTTTGCGAGATCCACTGGTCCCTTGCTCTGGATCATCTTGGCGAGGGCCACGGCGCGAGGCGAGAATTCGCCGCCGCCGAAAAGTCCCTGCTGCGCCACCAGATCGTCGAGATTTTTGCTGCCGGTTGCGCGGGCGCGTTCGAGCATATCAACGGCTTCCCGCACATCGGGCGTGATATCCCATTCCGGCTTTCCGGCCACACGAGAGAGCGGCGCCATGATGCGCTCGAGCTTGTTGCGGACTGCCGGCGGCGTGCCTTCAAATTGCTCCGAATCCTTGAACACCCGCCCGAGCATTAGCTTGCTGATTCGGTCCTTTGCCGCGGCCGTGATATTGCCGGAGGCATCGAACAGGCCTGGTTTCTCCTGGGTGGTGATCACGCCGTCTTTCACCAGTTGATCCGCGATGAATGCGCCGCCCTTGCCCTCGAGGGCCTTCGCCAGCGTTCCGTCTGGCCCCTGGCTTTCGATCATGCCGGCCATGTGGTTCATGGTCGTAGGCGAAATCTTGTTGCTGTCGGCGATGGCGCGCTCGGCTCCTGTAAGCGAGGCCGTGCCGGTTTTGTTCAGGTCGGTAATGATCGGCTGCGCGGATTCCGGCGAGATCTCGTGCGACAATTCCCGAACCAGAATGGGCTGCTTCATGCCGGCGACTCGAGCCGGATCGAGCCCGAACTGCGCCGCCTTCTTCGTAAGCAGGGCCTTGTATGCGGCTGCCGCTTCCGGCCGTCCCTGGTAGACTCGAGCCAGCGTCATGGTCCTGGAGTTGCCGCCCAACACATTACCCTTCTGGTCAATGATCGGCGCGCCGTTGGTGGCGTCCGGTGAATCGGATACCAGATAGTTGGGGTCGAATTCGGCCGTCTGCTTTACGATGCGCTCTGCGTTCCGCGGGTCCGCATAGTTGCGGTCATTGGAATAAGCGTATTCGGGATTGTTCTGCAGGGTGGACGGGTTGTGAGACGGCGTTACCTCGGAGAGTTCGCGGAGGGCGTACCGGGCCTGGTAGGCGCGGTTTTCGCCGGGGACGCGGACTTGAGAGGCTTCACCATACCTGCTGCTATCGCCTGATCCACCAGACTGAGGAATCGCTTGCTCTTGGCTGGCTGGCTGTCTTCCGGGTTGACGTGTTGCATCTGCTTCATTGTTGACCTTCGCGGATGGATTTACAATCGGCTCTTGTACTGATGCGGGGATAGTACCGCCCTGTCGAGGCTGGCCTTTGAGTATTGCTACTCGTTTCGCCTGTGCTGCTGTTTCTTCTTCCTTCACTTTTGACAGAGCATCATCTAATCGCGACCGTTTTGCTTGTAAATTGAACTGGTGTATTTCTTCGGCAATGACTTCCGGAGACTTCTTCTCGCCGTTCGACCAGTAATCGGAACGCCGTAATTCGTTCGGCGGGGCGGGAGTCGCCATCATGTCCTGCTCGGCCTCTTCCATCGTCATTTTGGGCTGAGGTTTCAGCTTGGCCTTGTTCGCCTCCACCGTTGCTTTCTGGCGATCTAGAGCCTCTTGAAGAGCTGACCGTGATTGCGCCGGAGGTTTGCTGTCTACCTGCTGAAAGTTGGCTCTGAGCTTGTCCAGATCGCTGCGAGGGCCGATTAACTGCTGTACGTTATCCGGTATCGCTGGTTGATCTTTGGCGGCCGCGCCGGGCATCTGCTCCGGCATGGTTCCGTTGCGCCCAGGGAACTGCGGGCCTTCGGTGCTGGGAGTGGCTGGAGCCGGGGCTGCGGGTTGGGGTGAAGTCGGGAGAGGGCCTGCGGGAGGGGGAGCCGTTGGCTGCGCGGCCGCCGGAACCTCGGAATCCCGCGTCAGTTCCGCCAGGACCTGGGGCGGCAAATCCGGAGACAGAATCGTCGGAGACCAGCCGGGAATAATGCCCGATGGATCGGCCGGTGGCGGCGTAACGATTGGACCTGGCCCGAGCTGCGGACGTTCGACCGTTGCCGGAGTCGCCGGAGTGGAGCGGACATAGCTGGTGTCGGCCGCGGGAGGCATCATCCGCGCGCCTGCTTCGAGAGCGGGAACCGCGGCTTTTTCCGCCATCGCAGCCTTTGCCGCCGCCCAGGCTTCCGCCGCGCTCTTGCCGCCGCGGATTGCGCCCTTGATTGCCGGGACTGCCGCGCCTACCGTGCCGCCGATGACTGCGCCGGGTACGGGATGCCCCACCATGCGGCCGATAGTTCCGCCCGTGGTTGCTCCCGCGACTGCGCCGGTCACAGAGGCCGGGACAGGAGTCGGTACTTCAATCGGGATGCCCTTTACCTTCGCCTTCAGGGTGCTGGGAGCCATAGCGCCGTCGTATGCGCCCTTGGCTGCGCCCACCGCTACCTTGCCCGTGGTTTCGGCTGCATCTGCCGCGGCTTTGAGCCTTTCTTCGTTCAGGCCGCCGATTCCCAACTCCACGGCACGGGCTGCGAGCTTTCCCCACTTGCCCTGCTCGATATCGGTTGAGAGATCTTCCGGAAGGTTCTGCACCTGGTGAAGCACGCCGTTGATCGTGTCGATGGGATGGCGTACCGCGTTATAGGCTCCGGTAGGCAGGTTGGCGAAGTCCTTGGCGATTGTGGCCAAGAAACTGTCGTCATTCGACAGATCCGTGGGCGTGCCTTTCAGCCGCGGGCCGGTGCTGGGGCGAGCTGCGGCCGCTGGAGGCGCACTGGGAGCGTCCTCCGTCTCCACGATGTAGGAGCCGTGGTCGGTGTCTACCTGATATTTGGCCATTATGGGAGCTTGGTGACCTTGAGGACTTTGCCGCCGTTGAACGTGCTGCCGATATCGGGAATGCCGTGCGTTGCGCCCGATGCTTCAGGCTGCGCCGCCTGGCCTTCGTAAGCCGTTCCGCGCGTCATGGTGCTGCGCCGGTAGCCGATGATGGCCTGGACTTCCTGCAGGGCTGTGGCGATTGCTTTGGGCGAATCGGAGTCTTTGAAGATGCCTTGCGCCTGCTTCAGCTTGGCATCGCTCACGCCCGAACCGGTGCCGCCGCCGTTGATGATTTTGCCGATCTCATCGCCCACCAGAAGCGCGTCCGTCTGGAACCGCTTCAGGTCCACGGAGTTGAACTGGTCCTTGCCGAGCTTGATCAGGCTGTTGATGGACCGGACGTTGCCCTGCGCCAGCGTGTTTGCCGACGACTGTAAGCGGGGAATCGAATTGAGCGCCGAATCCATCAGGCGCACGGTGTTCTGGAAGCCGGGGCTCTTTGAGAAGTTGTAATCCGCATCGGCCTGCTGCCAACTGAAATGCGGATCGGTCTTCGCCATCTCCCGCTCAATCAGGAGTCCGAGCGAGCCCGCGCCGCGGCCGCGGATCTCTGAGAGTTGGGAGGGCGCGAGTTCATGGTTGCGGATGCTTTGGGCCAGTCGCGCCGCGTCTTCCTGCGTTGGCTGCTGTCCGATCTGGATTCGCCGCATGGTGTCGGCCAGTTCGCGGGAGGCATTGGCAGCGGCTTTACTTGCCAGAGTGGCTTCGCGCATCTCCGGGTCGGTGTTGGCCGCCTTGAACTGGGAAAGCGCGGTGTCGATATCTTCTTTCGTGGCGGTTTCGCGGGTCTTGCCGATGCTCTGCAGATACTTCGGAAGGTAGACCGTGGCGAATTCGCCGGTAGGCAACGGAGGCCCGCCGGTTGCGACGATGCGTGGAGCGCCGGGAGCACCGGGGGCGGCTGCGGTACCGGCCACGCCTGGAAGCGAGCTGACATCCACCAGATTCTCGCCTGGCGTGAGTTTTTTCAAATTGGCGTCACGGATTTTCTGCGCCGCTTCCGTCATGGCTGTGAACTCGGCGCGGGTGAGCAGTGCTCCGTCCGGAACACCCACCGATGTAAGTCCGGTTGCAGGTATGCCGCCGCCTTCGAGCTTCATGGTGTTGTTTCGGGTGGCTTGCGCGGTTCGCATCTGCTCCGCGTTCGAGGCTTCGGTCAGCGCGTTCTGGTTTGCGACCTGGCGTTGCAGCCGGATCTGGTTCTGCTCTTCGGGCGTGCGCAGCTCGTACTGGGTTTCCTGCCCTTGCGCGTCCTTGTACTTCACTAGGCGCGAGGGATCGACCTTGCGGACGAAGCTGCCCATGCCGGGTTCGTCGGGCAATCCGGGAACGGGGGACGGCTGGCCTGGAACTGCCGGATTCTCCACGGTGCCGCCGGGTCCGACAGGCACCGCTGACTCCTGCAGCATCTGCCGGTTCATCACGTCCTGCGCGGACATCCTCTGGTTTTCCAGAATCTGCTGGGTCTTGAATGCTTGATCGGCCTGCTGCTGCTGGTGTATCTGCGTGGCCAGTGCATGGCCCTGTAACAAGCCGTCGATTAGGCCGGAAAGTGGATTGACTACCATGGTGGTCTCCTATTGCCTTCGCTCTTTACCCGTAACCGCCCCAGTCGCTGCCGTTAGGCGGCGGGGGTCCTGCGGGTCCAGGAGGCAGCTTGCCGGGGTATGGCGGGACTGTCGGCGCCGGGCCAGGCGTGAAGGTCCCGCCTCCTGGTAGCGGCGGAATGCCGCCGGGAATGCGGAGAGAGTCCAAGCCGCTTGGGTATCCGCCAAAGACATTGTTCGTCTGGCCGTTGCCGCCAAGGACCTTCGTGAGCATCAGCAATGTACTAAGATTGCTCAGTCCGTTTCCGCCGCTCAAAAGCGCGTCACTGGTCGGGTTGCCGGGCGTCGTCACGCTGGAGCCGCGGCCCGCATTCAACAGCGAGTCCGCCAGACCGGCTCCGTTCTGCGCACTCTGCGCGCGGAATCCCGAGACCGCATTCAACCGGGCGTTTTCCGTATTGAAGAGCGCCGTTCCCAGCTTTCCCGAAGATCCGAATCCCCGGCCCGCGAGTTGCCGCGTGACCGTGTTGGGCATCTGCGAATAGCCCTCGTTAATCTGATTGACGCCTGATGCCGTTACCGGCCCCTGCCCGTTCATCAGGTCGGTCGAGTACCCCAGGAGCTGCTTCTGTAGCGCCTGCATCTCCGGAGACAGGGTTGGCGTCTGGGTCGTGGTGTGCCCCTGCAAGGCTCCTCCGACTACGGAGGAAATTCCCCCGATGATTGCTGGTATTGCTGCTGCCCAAGGCATTTTCTTTTTCCTCGAATTGCGATTTCGTTAATCCGTATACCCAAATGTCGGTGGGCTTTCCGTTGCACACTGTCTGCTCGATCAGCGTCCCTTCGCGTTTTGCTCCGAGACCTGTAAGCAGTGATCCGATAGCGAGATTCCCAGCCAGCGGATAGACTGCGAGCTTTCCGATGCCGCTTTCAAACATCTCCGCGACTGCGATCCGCGAGGCTCGCGCCGCGATTCCCTTGCCCTGGAAATCCGGCTTGAAGATCCAGTGAGCCGTTCCCAACCAGGGCGAGATCCGCTCGAAAGTGATCAGGCCGCCCAGCTCGCCATCGGAATAGATGGCCCAGGTTTTCTGGGTCTTCCACTTCCGCGAGGCGAAAATCATGAACTCGGCCAATGTCTGCGGGCCGAAATCGTCCGAGACTTTCGACCGGAACGTTGAGATCCACGAAAATACACGTGGCATCTGGTCGAGGGGGAAGGGACTGCGTACGTCAATAATCAGAGAATTCTCTCCAGGGTTACGTAAACGGCGTACACCGGGCTTCCGGTTGGAGCCACAACATCGACCTGCACCGTGATGTCGTGAGAGCCGTCTGCTTTGACCACGCTCGTTAGATTGCTGAAATTAGTGCCGGAAAGGGTAACCCCGCTTCCCGATTGAGTCCGGGGGGCCGTGCCGTCATGCCAGCCGACTATCGCGGACGCCGCGCCTCCGCTGCCAGCACTGGTGCAGACGAGATAGACGCTGACGCGATAGATCCCCGCCGGGGCCGTCGCCCCGCCCACGTGTAAAGCGGTCGCGGTGAGAGCAACAGTCTGGCCGGTCAGCGAGATCGAGTCGGTTTTCTGGATTACCGGCAGCGCGAACGAATTGCTCGTGGCCGTCAAATCCTTATTGGTAATCGTCTGCGTCCCGTCGATGGTGACTATTGCTTTGGTCGTATTCGCTGGTGAATCGACGAAGGCCCCGCCGCCCGCGACATGGAACGTCGCCGAGTTTTCCAGGTTTACCGTGACGTTGGCAGTGTCGAAACCGATATACCCGAGCCGCGTACCGGAGAGCAAACGCCACTCCATATATCCGGTGTGCGTGGCGTCCCCGTTGAATAATTTGATTGCGCCGCCGACGCCCGGGGTTTGCACCGCGACTGATGTGGCGAACCCGCCGATGTTAGCGAGGAAGTTGCCGGAGGCATCCCGCTTGACGATTGTCGAGGCCGTGTTGGCGCTGGTCGCCGCATTGGCCGCCAGTTCCGCCGCATGCACATTGGCCGCAGTGGACCCGCCCACGAGTGAAACTACAGTCGCGCCCGCGGTCCCGGTGACATCGCCGGCCAGCGCAATTCCGCTGAAGTCCCCGGCCACGGCGTTGACGAGCTTGGTCCCGTCCCACTTGGTGATCGTGTTGCCGGTCAAGCCCGTTCCGGCCACATCCGACGCCGAGCCGAGGTCGATCAGGCCGGAAGTCAGCCCCTTATTGGAATTGAGTTTCGCGGGCCGGGAAGCGGTCAGCGTAAGAAACCGCATCTCGCCCGAATCGAGAATGTCGTACCGGGAGGCGAAGGTCCCGGAGTTGTTATAGCCGAGAGACCACTTCCAGCCGCTTCCATCTCCCCAGCACATCGAGGCAATATCAGGAGAATGCGCAGCGTTGCCCCAGGCTCCGAGCGCGAGATCGCCGAAGGCCAACGGGACCGCCCCGAAATTGTTGACGATGTTTGTCGCGCCGAGTTTGGTGGTTCGCCCGGTGACCGTGACCAGAGTGCCGTTGTCAGTAACGGCGCTTTCGCCGAGAATGCCGACAGCCGTGATTTTCGGAATAGTATTGACATCGAGCAGCGTCAGGCCGCCGCGCACGTCGTCCAGAGTCGTCCAGGAAACTCCTGTCCAGTAATAATCGAGCGCGTCCGAGGCGGAATAGAGCATGCCCCTGTCCGACAAACCCACGAGCGGACGGTCTGCCAACAGGCCGCGGATCGCGCCCGTCACCAATGTCCATCGCACCCCGTCCCAGGCATAGAGCGCCTTCGTGTCCGTCTCGAAGAACTGGACGCCCGTTTGCGTCGGTACGGTGGTGAGCCGCTGCGCATGAGTCCCGAGTTGGAACGCCGTCGAACTCGTAGCGGTCGTCGTCGTTGTCGTAGCGGCCGTCGTCGTCGCAGTCGTGCCCGCCTGAAGCCGTTCGGCGATCAGCAGCAGCCGTTCGTTGAGCGCGCGCAGGAATTGCGGATCGACGGTTGTGTCGTTCGGCAATTCCAAGTTGTATGCTTTTGCCATTCTTAAACCGGGAGCGGAACCCAGGAAAACCCTTCGGGAGTCTTTTCCATGGGCACAGCGAACCACTGCCAGCCGCTGGCGCCTTCGCCGAGGACCTTGCCGCGGATCTCAATTCCGAACAGCCTGCACGGCGCCGCGGCCGTAAATTCAATGCGTCCGAGCTTGCCCCGCGTGTCCCGCGGAAGCGAAAGCCTCTGCTGCCCACGCGCCGGAGTGCGGGTGAGCGAGAGCACCTGCCGTTGAGACATGCCGTCCGGGAGGTCCGTCAGAAACGTGCCGGGAGTTGTTGCGTCGGCCTGAACATCTACCCGGATTTGCTGCAGGAGCTTCACTCTTGGGGAGCCGAATGTCAGATCGCCCGAGCGGAAAATCTCGCCCACGCCCGTCAGATAGCAGCCGTAGGGCTGGATCAGCATTCGCGCTCCGTGGCAGCGGAAGTTGTCGCCGGTCAGGATCAGCCTCACCCAGCGCGCCTCGGTTCCATCCGGAAGCTGGAAGGGGAACGTCTTCGCCGGCAGCCGGTGAAGGCTCGCGGGAGGCGTGAACGTGCCCTGCGCGATGAGCTTCAGTTCAGAGATTCCGGACCAGAAAGCGTAGGTCACGGTGCCCGATAAAATCTCAAGTTCCACTTCAACTGTCGAAAGCAGGCTTACTTTTTCGAGCGCGACTTTTTCGGTATCGTACGTCCGCGCGTTGCGCTGGAGCAGCAGGTAATGGACCGCGATGGTATGGATCTCACAATGAGAACTTCCGGCGTCGGTCGATTCCAGGCGGATCGCGATATTGCGGTACTCCGCGTCGTCGAGCGTAAAAATCTGCTGCGTTAGCGCAGTCGAACTGATTGAGCCGAGCAAAATGCTGGCCGTTCCGTTCTCCAAATACGCGTAGACGTTGAAGGTGTGGCCGCCGGTGTTGTGTTCGATCAGCACGTCCGAATAGCGTTTGCGATTCTCGGGGGCTCCCTGGTCCGCGAATCGGGATTGGTAAATCATCGGAATGGCCGCGCCGCTATCGGTGGCCGTGCTTCCGATGGCGTAGACCGAGCCGCCGGTTGCGCCCAGGAAACTGAGGCCCTGGCCTTCGTAATACAGCGCAGTCCATCCTCGCGTATCGGTCACCCAGCGGCCGCCTTCCCAGACGGCGGTTATGTTGGGACTGGAATTCGCCCCGTCCGCGTAGGAGAAATAGAGCCGGCCGTTCTGGTAGGCCATGCAGTTTTTCGTCCGCGCGCTGGTATTGATCGAAGCCAATCCAACACCGAACGTGGTGATGGAATCGCCCTTGAAAATCGGGTCCAGTTGCGGCGAAATCTTGCCGGCCGGCTGGTCGCCATTGAAGGCATACACCCCTTCCTGCGCCTGCAGAAATACGGTGGAACCGGCAATCGCCCACGCCCGCGCACCGATCAGGCCCACTTCGGCATTGGTGCGTTCGATGTCCGTATTCCAGTCGTCGGGATCTCCCACCATGCGGTAGACCGTCTGGCCTTTTTGAATTGCCACCCAGCGGGGAAATACGGCAATGGCTACGATTGGTTCGCCGGCTTCGCCTACATCCACCCAGTTGCCGTCGATTTCCGAATCCGCGCCGGGGAAGACGTAAGGCTCATCCGATGGCGTCCACCACACCCGGTTCGGGTGCGTGCCGCTGTTGAAGGCCAGCAGCTTGCCGAAATACGGCCCGACGACGCCCTTTGCCGCTGGCGCCGGCGTCCGGTCGGTGCGCATCAAGAAGCCCCGCGTCAGGAGTCCTTCATCCGTTGTGTCGATTCCGCCGATGGCCGTGTCATCCGCGCCCCGGTCGAGAAATGTAGTGGTCGCAAGCGCAATGGGAGTGGCGTTTACCAGATATGCCGGCAGGTCGTTGTTTCCGCCCGAGCGGTACAGATTCCATTGCGTGATCTGCGGATCGGTGATTGCCGGCCGCGTGATTGTGACGCCGGTAGCCGAGGTGGTGACATTCAAGAGCGGCGAAGGGTTGCTCTCTTCACCCAGCGCCGTCACCCCGGTGACGTAATAGTTATAGTTGCCGCCATAGGCCACGCTGCCGATGGTGATGTATAGGTTGCGGGTCTCGATGAAGGTCTCGTCGCTGCCGGCCGTCCCGTCGTCGGTAAAAGTCGAGGCGATCGCCAGCGGAGAGGCGTTCAGCAGATACGCGCGGTTGCCGGGAGCGCCATTGAGCGCGACGGCGGCGTTCCACTGCCGGTAGATGTTCCAGTGGTCGATGGCCGCATCCGCAAACGTCGGAGCCGCCAGGGTCACCGAGGAGTTGCCGATCGGCGGGATGAAATTGACGGTAGTCGCTCCAGGGCTGGGGCTCGTCTGCGCGCCGGTGCCCGAAATGACGCCTACCGCGTAATACGTGTACTGATAGTTCAGCACCCCGGTCGTGGGCGCATTGGTGGTAATCCCGATCAGTCCCGTGCCGGCCGGAATGGATGCCGTGGGAGCCGCTACGGGCGCCGCCGGTGTCCAGTTCCAGTAATTGGCCCCGTCGTCCTTTTTTTGTTTGTTGGGGTTCATCGCCCAGAGGCGGTTCTGAAACGAGACCACACCCAAAGGGTTGCTGTCGAAGCCGGTATCGATCTGGACGCCTTCGCGGTAGAGTTTGTCGTCGGCCCCGTAATACCGTACGTTCCCCGAGACCCGCTGCACCGTCTGGATCGTATGCACGTATCCATTGAGGGTCCGCACCAGGGTGTGCCCCTTGCGCGAGCGCAGCATCCCGGCCTGGTCGGTGCGCCAGTTCTGCGCGACGATGGCCTCGCCGGTCTGGATATCGTCCCCAGCGGCTAAGAGGTTCAGGCCTCCGGCCAGGCGCGAAGCCTGCCCTCCTAAGAGAGGCGATACCTGCGTGGACCCGAGAAGTTCGCTCTTGTTGATTTCAGGCTTGAGAGGCAATTAGTTTCCCCAGTAGCTGGCGCAGGCCTGCTCGTAAATCCCTGCGATGGTCCGGAAGGCTCCGGCTGCGTCTGTCATCTGCGCATCGCCCTGACGCTCCCTTGCGTGCTCCAAAGCCTTGATTGCCAGATAGTCAGCAATAGGAGGCGGAATCAGCACGTTCGGCGAGGCCGCCGTGAGTATCGGACCTTCCTGCTGATAGAGGAGTTGCAGGGCAGTTCCGGAAGCCGGAGGCGCGTAGAGCCGGATGAATCCCATTCCCAGCGCGTTGCCTACCCACCGGGTGGGCGTGGCCGAGGCCGCATCTTCCCAGTTGGTATCGAATGCTTCCAACTCGCGCGCGGTCGAAGGCTTCAGGATCGTTCCGTCAATCGCCGCCGCGATGATTGCGATATGCGACGTGGGCAATTCATAGAGCGGCTGATTGGCTACAATTGCCGTGGTGTCGTCGAAAACTGCAATCAGCAGGAAGCGGTTCGTCAGATTCCCGAGGCTTGTTTCGGCGTACTGATAGAGTTCGTCCTGGCTCCAGTAAAGGAGGTTCGTGACGTTCTCTGAATTCAAACTGGTGGCGATCCAGGGGATTAGCGTCGAGAAATCCATGGCGTCCTCGATACGTCGGGCATCGTGAGTTCCGGCGGCAGCCGGTCATAACCGCAGGCCTTCGAACGCGCCCGCACTTCATCGGCGCGCATCTTACAGAGGTCGGTGAAGTTCGTCAGCATCGGCATGGCCGCCTGCAATTCCTGGCCGCCCTCGTTGCATCGCAGCCTGAAGGTCGCGTAAGAGATCAGCGCCGAATGGTCCGCTTCCGGAATCTCCGGCACGTCCGCGTCGAGCACCAGCGTCACGGTCGATCGAGCGTAAGTGATGAGCAGCTTCTGGCCTTCCTGCGTCGGGCTTCGATCCAAGAAGAGCAAGTCCCAGCCGAGGCAGCCGTACCTTGAAGGAGTCCCGGTGTCCGAGATCCAGGTGTTCGAGAGCGCCGCCATCTGGTAGGCCGTCGCGGGCTTGAGTTTCGGGGCCGTCGTCGAGGTCAGGCCGGAATACGCCTGCTCATTGAACATCGCCGCATCGTTGTCTTGCGTGTCGAACTCGTTGGTGTTCCCGGTCGCCGTGTCGTTCGATAGCCGCACGCGCAACGGCACGAGCCAGTGCGTCCAACCCTCAGTCAGCATGCGGTAGAACTTCACGCCAGGCGTCAGCACGAACTCGCGCGTAGTTTCCTGAGATAAAGTCAACAGGCTGTAAAGCCGTTGCCCCTCGTTGATCGCAGCGGTAGCCGCCGCTTGCCACGCGGCATCGGTGGTCGAGACTTCGAGCCGGGTCAAGACCCGAGTGCGGATGTCGGCTAAGTTCACGTTAGTTGCGTCCGATGCAGACGTAGATGTAGCTCAAGGTGACGGCGCTCGCCTGGTGAATGGTCAGCACGGTATTGGTGATGGTGACCCAATGCACGCCGGCCGCTGTTGGGTCGGTAAGCGGCGTAATCGTGCAGAGCGGCGGGCTCGTGTAAGTTCCGGCGAAGGCGTACGTCCCGGTGGTGGCCGCGGTAAGCGTAACCGTCCCCGTAAGATCGGTATTGGAACCGGTGCCCGTCTTCAGGGTGGGCGAGAGGACGCCATCGGCCAAGGTGACCAGGCCGGTCTGGCGCGCGACATTCACCGGGCAATCGATCAGCGAAGAGGCATCGCTATAACGGCACCAGGCGAGATTCGTCCCGGCGTTGCTGCCGGTTTCCGATCCCGAGGTGAATTGATACCAGCGCGTTCCGCCTGGTATTCCGTTGAAGTAAATGCCGGTATTCCGGGAATGCGTGTGATCGCCCGAGGACTTGAGATTTCCCAGCAGATTGCCGCTTCCGTCGTACCAGTCGATCAGGTCGCTAGAGGCTTGGTTCGGTCCCGCATGAATTCCCAGCGAGGTGATCCCGGTGTTCGCGTCCAGATTCTCAAACTCGAAATAGTGGTCATTGTGCGTCGGATTCATCCCGAACAGGATGGACGAGTCCACCTGTTTGATGCTGGTGAAGCCCAGCACGCCGGCGGCGTCCCCAGGCAGGGCCGTATTGGCTGCGTCGGTCGAGTAGTTGTGGTCGAAGAAGGCATGCACCTTAAAACGGTTAGGCGCGCTGACGGTCAGGATTCCGGCTGTCGCCCCATCGAATACGTTATCTTTGATCGCCATCCAGACAGCCGTTTGAAAGTTGGTGGTGTTCGAAATCGTTACCGTCATCGGATACGCCGTGCTGCTGGCGCCGAAAGCGAATAGAGCGGTATTCGCCGAGAAAACGATGCCGTTGGCGATCAGGGCTTTGGTCCCCGTGTTCACCATATTGAAGATCAGTCCGTCCGGGAATCCGATAACGCCGCCATCGAATAACATTCGATTGCCGTGTACGTTCAGCCCGTTGAGAATGTTGGTTGCCGCGGCCGTCAGCGAATCGTCGAACGTGGCGATAATGTTCTGCTGTTCAAAGAATGAATCGGCAATTTCAATATTGGATGTGATCCCGGAAAACCTGAACACCGAGCCGGTATGATTGAAGGAATCGCCGCCCTGGTACAGCAGAACCGCACAGCCCTGGAAATCGAAGGCCGCGACCGTGCTGTTATTGGTGATCACGTGCATCAGGTTCATGATGTTGCACCCGCTGCAGAACCAATTCACGCCGAATGATCCGCCGCCCGATGTCAGGACCGATACGTTGTGAAACTCGCCCTCGCTCAGTTCGTAAGTTTCCAGGCCGTACGTAACGGTGTGGTTCACTTCGAAGGCGATGTCTTCGACAACCGGGTTGTAGATGAAGTTGCCGAACCCGGCCCCGTTTCCGTTCTTCCACAGCCAGCCGGTTCCGGTTCCGGTATAGAGCATGATGCTCGCCCCGGCCGCCTGGCCGCCAGCACCGCGCAGGTGCAGCGACTGGTTGCCGATGTTCATATTCAGGGTCGCGGAGTGAACACAGGTTACCCCGGTCGGTACATTCAGCGTCTTCGAGTGGCCGATGGCATAGGTAATCGCGGTTTGCAGGGCTGTCGAGTCGTCGGTCGATCCGTCGCACTTGGCGCCAAAGTCGCGGACGTTTACCATCTCGTTGTGCAGTTTGGTTTCAATGGCGATGGTTTCGGCAGCCCCTTGGTTCTGATGCCACGCGACTACGCGCCCTTGTACTTTAGCTCCTGCGATGTGTGAGGCAGCAGCTCCTGCGCCATTCGCCGTATCGGTTCCGCGCCCGTCTACGTTGGGGCAGGCCGAGACGCCGACTGTCAGGTGCGTGCCGTCAGGAATGGCGCAAACTGCCACGATCTCGGAGTCAATCGTTGCGCGCGAGCCTACCTTGAAGCCGCTCGAAGACGACACCGGAAGGCTGGTCGCGGTCGCATTGACGCCGGTCGCCAGCACGGTTTCCGCGCGGTTCGAGGCCACGCCCATTTGAGCCGTGGTGGAAACTGCGCCGGGGAAGTTGGCGGTGTTCTGCGCCTTGGCGGCCAAAGCAGCCAAGAGGATGAGAGTAAGTTTTCGCATGTTCGTTATCGGCACCAACGCTTCGCGCGGTGTCGCGTGTAATAGTCCGAAAGGGTCAGTTCAGCCGGTCCCATTCTGCGGGCCTCATTGGCTCGCATTTGTTTGAGGGCATTCGCCGCGGCGACGTTGGCCAGTTGGGCGCCGGTGTAGTCTTTGAGATCAGCTTTGGCCAGCGCCACCACCCGCTGGATCAATGCGGATGGCTCCAGCCAAACCTGCATGATCGTTGCGGTTGCAGTGGGAGAATCGCTGTCGGCCAGGTATGTGAATGGAATGCCAACCGCGGTGGACGGCACCGGATACAATTCCACCTGCATCCCAGGCGGCGTGGACCCATCGTCCATATAGCTCGCCCAGTAGAGCGGGGTCCCGGTCTGCGATCGCGTAGGGGCGCTGTCGTTCAGTTGGCCGTGAGAGATCCGCGTCAATCCGCCGAAAGAATTGGAGAAGGCGTCGTCCGGAAGCAGGCGGCAATTGCTGGGAAGCGAATAGATCGCCTGGAACACGGAGTATCCAGCCGTCGCCGCAGTCGGGCCTTCGAAGACCCGGTCCAGCGTGGCCGTCGTCGCACCGGTGAAAGTAAATTCGTAGTACTCGTCGCGGCCCGTCACCCGAAAGGCCCGGCCCGTCATGCCCGCTATCCACGTGGTCCCCGTGCCCGTCACTGCATTCGAGCCTTGCGTCACGGCCACGGTGCCCGTGGTGTACGGCGCGTTGGTGAGCAGCATCCCCTGGACTGTCTGCCGCGACCAGGAGAGTTCCGCGAGGATGTCCTGGTAGCAATCGGAGATCCAGCCTTCCAATACGTCGGGGTTAATCGACGGGAATAATTGGCTTACGCGAAGCCGTAGCTGTCCATAGGTCATTTAAAAGTTTTTCCTGATCCGCCCTGATCCACGCGGAAAATGCTGTTGGTCCCGGTCGTGCCCGAAGTTCCGCGGAACACGTCACTGCTCCCCGGTGACTGATCGACGCGAAAAATGCGATTGATGGCCACGGGCTTTACGATGCAGGCGCCGCCCATCCAGAAAGCGAGAAGGCTTCTCACGCAGGATCATTCCCGGTAATCGGAACCGCGGCGGGATCGGTCGAAACAACTCCAGTCCATGCGCTGGTTGTGTCGTCTTCTTTCGTGACTGTCAATGTGCCGCCCGATACGCTCCACTTGTTCCGCAGGAACCGGAGGGCATTCAGAGGGCTTCTGGCCGCTTCGCCCGATACCGCCGACATGTCGCGCTTCAGAAGAGCGTCGGCATTGGCCGTTGCGGTCGGAAGCGCCGCCACGTTGGTTAGGAGCGTGGTTGTGCCGGGCGTGTCTGCGCCGGCATAAGTTGACCGGCTGGAAATCAGCGCGTCAATATTGGTCACCAGCAGTTTGCCGATGCTGCCCGCCGTGGTCAGCGCCGAGGTCAGCGCATCCCAGATGGCCTGCACGGCCGCGGCAGAGAGCCCATACCCTGTCTTATCGTTGTTGGTGCTTACCGTGACGCCCGCGGTTACCGAGCCCACGGCGCCGGTTACTGCGGCCGCGGTCGGAGTGGAAGCGGTGCAGGCCGTGGTAACGCTGGTTTTCATGGTTGCCGACAGGTCGCCGGTCACCGAGACGGCCGCGGTTAC